TTATCCGACTAATGCTTTCCATGTCTGAGGGCCAATGATACCATCCGGAATAAGCTTCTTAGATTTTTGAAACTTAATAACCCCAGCTTTAGTGCCAGAACCGTAAACTCCATCAATTGATACATATACACCTCTCAGTACAAGAGCTGACTGTGCTAGGTGAGTCCACCATTTGGAATAACTGTGGACACTAAGTACTTTTGTAGCTTTCTGAGTCTTAGGACCCCAGATACCATCAATATCTGTTCCACCATAATATTGAAGGATGCGCAATGCTGCGTTTAAAGACTTGGGCCCAGTGTAGCCATCAACAATTAACTTAGTGAATTTAGCTTTTCTAGGGTAATTACGAGAGTTAAGGAATGCTTGCGCTTCACGAACATTAGCATTCCCTTTAGAACCACTAGTTGAAGACTTAGTTTCTTTTTTAACAGCTTCAGCCTTACCACCTTTAAGCGAGGCTAGCTCATTGGCAATTGCCTGCTTGACCTCATTCCAGCGGCCTTCATCTAAGACACGATGAGGGCAGTATTTACCAGACCACTCTTGATGTTTCTTGACTCGATTAATACCCCAGCCTTTTTTGTGAAGTAGTTGAGCTATAAATTTTATGGCAAGCTTTTCAGCTGCTTTATATCTTGCACCGCCGGATTTAGAGTAGCAAACTTCAACACCAATAGAAGTCCTATTACCCGAGTTAACACCGGATCCATCTCCACAGTGCCAAGCATTGCGATTCTCAGGTATTCCTTGAATCACTTGCTTATCATCAACTGCATAATGATAGGAGACTTCGTTATTGTTATTCTTCATATAATTGATTTCAGACTGAGCCGAAGCATCATTTGCTGTGTTGTGGAAAGTTATGTACTTAGCTGACATGGTATTAGGGCATTTAATACTATATTTACTTTTAGATACGAAGTCTTTCTTAACTTTAATCCCCATTGATTTTATCGACTCCTTTAAGTTGTATGAAAAAAAGAGACACAGTATAAGCCGTGTCTCATAAAGTGATAGAAGATATGTAATTCTGTTACTCAGTTTTAGTTAACCCGTCTTTTTGAAGTGCTTCTTTTTGCATCTGCCCTTTAGCTGTAACGTAGTTATTCTTAAACCATGCTATGCCAGCAGCAATTACAGTAAAAATTGTAGCTAATACTTCACCCCATACATCCTCAGTTCCAGGAATAGGGGTTAGACCATTGGCCATCAATAACTGGTTAGCCAAGGCTATGATCAATACGATAGAGCGGATAATTGTACCTTTGTCCATAAATAATTCCTCCTCAGAAATATGTATAAAAATAGAGGCCGAGGAGTCTCACCCCGACCTCTTACTTGCCAATCCATACTCCGAACAGCGCGAGAACAATACCTGAAATAACAGAAGTGGCAATTGTAACGATTGTTTTCTTCCAGCTCTTTAGATCATCCTCGCTGTCATCTTCAAGATCTGTTGTTCTCTCATCCAACTGTCCGACCTCATCTTTTAAGTAAGTCATATCCTTCTTTATTTCAACCACATCTGTCCTTGTGGAATACATGATTTCATTAGATTTCTCCATTTGTACCTTCATATCTTTATTTAACTCTATCTGCATTTCTGAGAGCTGAGACAACTTATTGAGTATTTCTGTATTTTCTTCCTGTTTACTAATTCGCTTATCATGGTTCTTTACAATAATCTCTAACTGCGCCAAGCGCTCTGGTATCTCCATTGTCATAATTTATTCTCCTCAAGTCGTTGGTGGGGCAGTGTCACCGGATTCAGGTTGATCTGGTTGCTCTAGGACTGCTAGTCTTGCTTCTAGATTTGCTAATTTGGCCACTAGCTCATCTCTTTGTTCTTTTGTCCAGTGGATATCTGTATTAGAGATGTGATTATCGAAGTCAATTTTCGTAGCCTGCTTTGTATTGTCTACGTTTGATAAGCCAACTTGAGATTTTGTAACTCCATGAGGATTGTTAGTACTACCTGTATGTGCTTCAAATTCACTCTTAGAGGCTTGTTGCACATTGTCGACATTAGCAAGACCAACTTGAGCTTTGGTAGTGGCGTGAGGGTTATCCTTACTTTCTGCATGGTTAGTAATCGTGATTTTATTATTGTCTGATTGAGTTTTCAGCGAGGTAAGGGAGGAGGAGAGGGTGGCTATATCGTTAATCATCTTGATGAAGTCATCTATATCCAGATGAATTGTTTCTTCTTCATCGGATACTGCTCCAGTTCTGACCATAATCCAAGAATCCGTCTCGTCATCATGTATCTTGAGTACTGCCATAAATTCACACTCCTTTTAATAAAATTAGAAAAGACCTTCTATATATCTCTATATAAAAGGTCAATTTTATTTAGATTTTCATTTACATTTTCAAACATAAAGCAATTCCGTAACCACGCGTAGCATTATAAGGGGAAGTAAGCTTCATAACTCTAATCTTAGTGGGTTCTGTAGACTTAACTCCGACACCGTTGTCAGCAGTTAGATAATCTCCATATCCAATACCATCTGCTACTCGAATAAATAACTGTCCCTGCAATCCAACCACATTCCATTCAGGTCTATCCGAACGCGGAACATAATCCGCACTTTCAACGTAGTTTGGATTAATAACAGGAGAGCTATAAACCTCACCAGACTCTGGATCTGTAATCTGCTCATAAATTACTCCGCCAAATTCATTGCGCTTATATCTACCTTGCCAATGAAACTGTGAGCCTCCAAGGAGAATGGCTGCAGTTTCCGAAATTGCCCCGATTACTAATTCATCTTTTTGAGCAGGTCTTACTTTATCAGCATCAATTGTAACTAATGTACCAGAGGGAATTGATTTACCATCTTTGGATTCAAAGTACTCGGCAAAGTCACTGAAAGTAGACCCCCCGTTAAATTGACCCGTAGAAGTAATATTTCCGTTCATAGAATCGATGTACCACTTGATGTTTGCTCTGCTTGGTTCTCCTGTTCCATATCCACCAGCAACTGAATAGTTGTCTTGATCTGTTAGCTTAACACCGTTAGAGGAGAGAATAGAACGAGAAGTAACGTCGCCTTTAATCTGTGAGTTGTTTGACGCAATAACTGCTGCACGACTACCATGAGCTTGAGAACCACCAGAAGAGGCCATAACGACTGTCCTTGCACCACCAGTTGTTGCGCCACCAGTGGTTGCTATTACGGCAGAAGCTTCTCCGCCAGCGTTACCACTAGAGGAAGCAATTACAGCACTTTTACTATTGCCTGCAATGGAGTTTGAGGTACTAGCAATTACAGCTGAGGAATCTGTTACTGCTTGGCCAGAGGAGGTAGCAGCACGGAATCCGCCTGGCAAGATGTTCGGGAAGTAAGTATAGTCACTACCAGCTACACGAGCAGGTATCTTATAGCCGGATCCACTTACACCTACAATGTGAGTGCGCGAGTTTGTGTACCAAATTCCGACTGAATCAGCCAAGTTTGATCCCTGAAGGTTGGCACCAATTAGCTTTACACTATTAATCTTACTACCTACTCGAATACCGACTCTGGCAGAATCGAATAGGTTAACGTTGGACAAGGATACAAAGTCTGCTTTTTGAGCACCGCCTGTTACGTAAATATCGGAGCCAGCTGTTTTAAATCCACGAATGTTAATTCCGTTAACTGTAATGTTGCTGCTCTTATACTGGAAGGCGACCACAGGGATGTCTTTATAATCGTGTGAAGGATCGCCAATAGCAGTGAAATTTGAAATGGACACGTTTCTATATGCAGAAATAACAAGAGCTCGGGGTGAAAGACCTGGATAAATGTCGTTCTGGTAAGGAGTAATGGAGGTACAGTTTGTTAGTGTCACGTTGAATGCTGTTGTAGAAACTGGGGCACTAGCTGTATGGAATCCAATGTGTCGCAAGTCAAAGGATCGACAGTCATTTTTAGAAACACAGCTAACCAGGTGGACGTTCTGTCCGGCAGGTGCTGTACTGTGTGCCTTAACTTCGTATCCACGACTACAGTTCTCACTTAAACAATTCAGGAACCAAACATGCTTGGATCCATCATCAGCCTCAAATCCGTTTGAGTTTCCACCAGCACCATTATGGTGAGCGTCACCGTTTGCATCGTAGGCACGACAGTTAGAGAGGAAAACGAAATCAGAGAAGTGAGTTGTGAAACCATCATCACCAAAGTTTGTAGAAGTACAGTTGTTGATCCATACATATTTACAGCCATTTTGCTGATATACTTTTTCCGAATCAGTTGAGCTATTGTATTTTGGGGAAGTTACATCAAAACCATGTAGGTAAGGATTGAGGGAGTGAACGTTGTTAACATAGATGTATTGGCCATTTACGATGCGCAAGCCACAGCCTGTACCGTCACCGCTTTCTACCGTCGCTTCTCGAAGCCTGTTACAATCCAGTGTCATATCTTCAATGTAGATATACATGTTAGGGGTAGTGTGACTCTTAAGTCTCAGCAGATCGGCATTACGCGGAGCAGAGTGATGCAACATGATTTTTGTATGTGCACCTGCACCGTAGAATTTTACGTAAGATGGTATCTTTAAGTTTTGCACCATGTAGTTCCCACCAGGTACAAATACTTTAACTCGTCCTGTGCCTAATGCTTTTTCAAATGCTGCAGTATTATCCGTTGCTTCTTTAGTGAATTTAGCATCTGCATAATATTTTTTGGTGGCAGGATTGAAGTAGTTAGCATCTGCAACTGCTCCATATTCCTGAACATTAACTGATCGAGTATGAAACTCATTAATGATTTTTTCAACTAGTGTAATCCCACTAGTCTTAAATTGAGAGATGTCACCAATTTCACTTTCTAGAGCTCTCAGCGTGTTATCAACTTCTTGTAGCATGCCGGTCAAGCTAGTATTTACTGTTGTAATATCTTCAAAAACTTTATCGATAATCTCTTGCAGCTCTTCAGGTGTAAAGCGATTGCCGTTTTCATCGAAGAATACGCTAGTGCCGATTACTTTCCAAACATGGGTAGCTCTGTCATATGTGCTAAAACGATGATCCATAATTCACAACCTTTCATTTAACAAGAAAGAGGCACTACAAGGAGCGCCTCTAATTGCTTTTTAATTTATAGATTCTAGCCAAATGAGTCGTTTATCTTCTGGGGGAGTAGAGGACTTTGTGATACGGGTAAGATATGGTTCTTTAACATCTTTTCGAATCCATACAAGGTTAACATTCACAGGGGCAATAGGGGAGACAAAGACATCTAACTTATCAAACTGCACTACATCAAGAAAGACCCATTCAAATCCATCATAACGATATCTACGGCCAGTATCTATAGCTGTGACCACCCAGCCAATCTCAGGATTAGGGTAGGTAGTTACAATTTCTGAATAAGTGTTTACAGCTTGCTTATAGTCTTTTTTGGTTTCTCGTACCATTGTCTCAAAATCTGAAGTGAGTTCTTGAGCATATACAGCCATATCATGTGCTTTGTTAGCACCGACCTCTGCACGATCAGCTTGTTCTTCAGCTCTCGTAGTTAAAGTATCCAGGGTTTCAGTAACTTCGCCATTTTCTTCCTTAACCCAAATTCGAGAGGCAGGGAAGTAGTACGCCCCCGTACCCTTGTAATCAAAGGAAAAAGACTTATTCTCATTATCTTCATGAAAATAAACTACACCATTCACATAATCCACTCTAAAGTAGTCAGGCTCTAGTCTAATGCTTTGAACTTCTTTCCAAACACGATTATTACCTTTTACTACCACGCGTTCACGCTTACTTGGAATCTCAGTTAACTGGACTCTGCCACCACGTACAGAGTGAGTTTCACCAGTAATATCTATGTATTGAGTTCTTTTTCGTGCAATAATGGGATCTTGATATCTGTCTAGTGAGTTATCCATTAATTCACCTCATTTCCTCTAAGCGTTGCTTAAGCATCTTGAGTCTCTGTCGCGTTTAACCGGTCAATGAATTTTGTTCTAACTAAATCGGCCAAAGCAGATAGATTAGGATTCCCAAAATATTCTTCTTTGCTAATCATAATCTGACCACTTGCGTATGCTTGCTGCAATGTGTCTGTGCTATTAAAACTAGTAGCGACTTCTTTTAAATCTAATCCATCTTCTGTATAAACAAATGTTACGCCTGTTACTTTGATTTTAATTGGTGCCGTCATATAAATCACTCCTGTGTGTTATTTTGAGGTTCTGCTACATCAGTGTTTTTTAATTGCTCTTCTAGTTGCGATATTCGATTGTTAGCTTGATTCAATTCTTGACGAAGTAAATCTCTTTCAGCATAAGTAATCTCAAGATCTACCGTTAAAACTCCAATTCTTTCACCTAGATTATTAGCTACTTTCTGTTCAAAAGTAATTGTATTTTGGTTTTGCAAAAGTCTCACCTCCATAAAAAAGAGAGAAGCTATTAACTTCTCTCCATGCAAATCTATAATTGAGCTAAATTTAGCCGGCTCTCTAATTTGTTATTTCTAGAGATTTCAGCATTGAGGGCAAGGGAAAGAGCTTCGTAATCCTGCAAAAGATTTTTCACTGCTTCTATTTGCTCCTGCTGTGATTTCCAAAGTATAGATACAATTGAATATGGGTCAACACCATCTTCATCTCTCATTAACGGGTTAACCATCTCATTTATGAAACCAACCTTTGGCTTATCAAAAATTAGTTTGTCTAAGTTGCTTTGTAGATGATATGTCCAAACTTGTTGACTAGAGACTAATTCTGAAGCGTGGGTCTCGAATTTTTCTAAATTTGATTTGAATTTAATAGAGGATCCAGTAGGGAAGGAACCTGCTCTAACAGGTCGATAAGTCATGTTACCGCCATTGTATCCCTTACTATCTACGACACGAACTTCACCATCGCCCATCATATAGATGTTGCTTGAAGAAGATCGAATGTTTCCAATAAGGTCACGCGTTGCTGTAACATCTCTTGCTACTAGATCCCCTGTATTATAATCTCCGTTTCCGTTAGTGACCCACACTGTAGGATTGACTGAAGATTTCCCGAAGCGGAGAGAGGATCCAAAGTTAGTGAGAGGAGAGCCATACTGTAGGACTCCATCAGTGTCAGATGAACTACTATTTTGCTTGACTGTGAAAGAGAAATGGTTGTTACCAACACGGTTGTCATCTTTTGGTCTAAGGATTACACGGCCTGTACTTGCCATGATGATTGTATCTCTGGCTGCATCCATAACAATATCTCTACTGTCTGTCTTCAAGCCAATTGTTCCTAAGTTAGAGTATAGTGTAAGCCCTCGTCGTTCGGTGTCGAACATATGAGAGAAAAACTCAACTACGCCGGAACCAGTTCCTTCATCACCATCAGCACCAACAGCTGTGGTTGAAATACCGTTATTTGTGAAGTACAGGTTTCTTCTGCCTCGAGAATCATTGACCTTTGTGATACGAACCATACCACCACCAACAGTAATTTCACTATCCAAGCTTTCGGTTTGACCGAACCAAGTACGAGAGTATTGACCACGTGTTGAAAGAAGTGCTCCGTCTATCTTGGCATACTCATTACCGCTACCGCCCTGAACTGTAATTCTTCCAGCATCTAGTGTTCCACTTGTAATGTACTTAGCATCAATTCCTTCAACGCTAAGGTGTTTAGCCTTAATAGCTCCATCTTCAATTTTCACAGCAGACATCTGTTTGGTTAGAGTAATATCGTCTAGCCATATGTTACCCGTAGTACCGTCATTACCAATTGAAATCTGCAGCAGAGAAACGCCCGTTGAAGGGACAGTGTATACACCCTCAATGAAAGTCCAGTTTGGTTTTACTCCTTGGTAGTTGTAAGCAGCCAGGAGTGCGCCGTTTTGATTTCCGAAGCGAAGTTTTGAGTTGTCTGCTTTGCCGTTCCAGTTAGAGTCGGTCTTAATCCAGAAGGAGTAATATATCTTATCTCCGCCTTGAACCGGAATGTCTCTCTTTAATCCTATCCCCACCTTACCAGGGGGTATTCTAAAGGACGAATTAGAAGATTTATATGTAGAGGTATCTACAATTGCATCTGCTCCCCATGGGCTGGTATTTTGATCACCTTTATTTTCCCAGCTTGCATAGTTGGCAAAGTCACCGATAAGCAATCGATCCGTGCTAATTTTGATTTTCTCAGGAGTTAGTTTGATCGCAGATAAGACATTGTTCTTTTCAACCCTAAGATTAATCTGATTGGCTTGTTGTGTTATGGAGGATTCTGCAGTTGAGAGGCGGTTTGTCACAGCATTTAGCTCTGATTGGGAAACTTTTAGCTTTATCTCACTAGCTTGTTGAGCTATAGAAGATTCAGCCTGAGAGATACGACGTTTTATATCTTCAGGCGAAGGTGAATAGTCCGTTGGCACATTACCTTTCTCAAGTTGGATATCAGAGACAAAGATTAAGCCGTATGAACTTGAGGACAAGTCACTCGCTACCCTGTCTCCCAATAGAATATAAGCAGAATCTGAAGATGTTCGAGCCGTGAATTTAATAACATATTCATAGACATATAAGTCATAGTTTCCTAAAAATCTACCGTACACCTTATGTTCTGACACTCTTTTATTTGTGGAAATACCTTGGTTGCTAGCATCGTCATACATTAAGTAGGTGTAATTCATGGTATTTTCGGCATTAGGATGAACAGCAACAAGGAAGCTTAGTACATACTCTTGTCCAGCCACGACATTGAATCTATCCGGTGATTGCACTCCAAATGTAGTACCTTGAGTTGCACCCCTTATAGATTCGATTCTCATAAATCTTTTAGTTTCTCCTGTTGTAAATGTAACTGATGAAGCTATGCCATCAGAATTGGTATTTGTACTCCATCGCTTCCATTTTCCGATATTTCCACCTATGCTGAAATCTGTGTCAACAAGCAAGTTCCTAGAACCTATTTTAATCTGATTAATGGCTTCATTAATCCCTGTCGTTAACTGGGAGGAGCTAACCTTAGTGGCGATAGCATCGTTTGCAACTTTTAAACTTGCGTTAGTATCAGTCACAAACTTGCTATATGTACCTTGATCAACCTTATTAGCCACCTCAGTTTTTGTTGCGCGGAGCTCAATGTCGCTCTCAGTCTGTGAGATACGAGTCTCAGCTTGAGAAATGCGACCAGCATTTGATTCTGTCTTAGTGACCAGTTGCTCTATGCGATCCGCCTGAATTTTTAAAGATGCTTCAGATTGAGATACGCGTTCCTTAACAGGGGAAAGGGAGGAGTCAACATAGGCAGTTTGGTCAGAAGCACTAAGCCTCCAGTCACTTGCCTTATTGCCTTTTTCTAGTTGAAAGTTTGCTACATTTACGATAGCAGTACCAATGTTATATACGAACCCTTGCCAGTAATATCTCTGATTGTCATTAGGAGTCTTGAAAGTTATCCAAGACTTGCCAAATGTTGTTCCAATAGTTGAGTTATGGCTAATAATTATTTCCTTGTGCTCACCAGAAGCCTTTGTGGAGCTAAGCCACATATGAAGCGGAGTCCCTTTATTGCCTGCTATAGCTTTGTCTGCTTTTGCGGTAATGCTATACGTATACGTTGTATTCGGCTCTAACTCAATCCAATTTACTGTTTTAAGTCCACCATTACCTACAACCTTAATAGTATTAAAGCTTCTGTAAGTAGCAGCTTTATCTGTACTGAGCGTTGCTCCGTTTGACATAAAAGAAGCAAAACTGTCAACGAAATTTCCTGACCCATCCATTAGGTTGGTCGCGCCAAACTCAAGATTCTCATACTCGTCTCGCGTAACCCTCGCATTAATTGCATCAGACTGAACTGCAAGTTCTGAAGAATTTAGGTTAACTTTAGTAACTAAAGCATCAAATTCTCCTTTACCAGCTTTGCCGCCTAGTAAATTATCTGCCTGTGTGCGAGTATAAACATCTGAAGAACTAGCTTTAAGCTTTATAGCCTCTGTGTTTTGTGTAATTAGGGTATTTGCATCAGAAATTTTTAGGTTAACTTCGTATAATTTACCCTCAACTTCAGACTTAGTATAAGTGGTGGATTTATCAGCTTTAAAAGTGATATCGTTGGCTGTTTGTGTAATGGAGGTTTCTGCTTTGGTCATTCTATTATCGAGGTTAGAAATATCTTTCCCAGTGTCTTCAGGTGCAGCCGACCAGGAACTCACTTTCGTTCCATCTTCCAACTGTATTTTTTTGGCTTCTGCATTGCCCGTATTACCTTCCACAATTATCTTTACATATGATTGTAATTGTTCATTGCCATCGCCCTTGACTCTAAAATAGCCGGAATATTGCACCCATCCGTCTGCAAGCGGTTTTTTAGACATGCTCGTTTCACTTAAGCGTAGCGCCCAGTTGTCTGTGCCTATTTTACCAACAACTATATTCTGAAAAGGTCTCATTGTTTCGTTCGCCTTAACTTGAAGGGAAAGTGTGTAATACTTATCCTCGGATAAATACTTGCCTGCATTTGGATGTACACTAGTGTAAGTTATTTGCAAGTAATTTGGATTAGGAGTTGCCCAAGTCAACAGCTTCTCAGAATCAAGAATATAGTTACGACCACCCAATTCTAGTTTATCAAATTCTGTTTTAGTGACACGCTGCTCAATAGCATTCGAATTAGCAATCATATTAGACTCGGCAACTTCTAGTCTACCTGTAACTATGTCTAAGGTAGTCTTGTCAGCTTTCGCTTGAATAGCATCTTTATTAAGGAAAATTTGAGTGCCTTGGCTTGCTACAGTGTCAGACAGATTGTTGAATTCTTCCTCACTTACCTGAAGGTTTATTTGATCGGCTAGAGTGTTAATTTGAGCAGTTTGGTTTGTGAATTTTCCGTTCAGCAAGTCAAAATCTGTTTGCTCGACCTTTGATTTTATAGCAGTACTAGTCTGTTCGATATTAGACTCTGCAGTTGCTAATCTACCTGTAACTGTGTTCAGCTCTTCTTGTCCAACTTTGGATGCAATAGCGTCATTCATTACAGTAAGAGAACTCTCAGTAGTCGCTAACCGATCTCCGAGATCGTCCATCTCAATCTTCTCGGCTTTCAGAGCAATAGCTTCTTTATTAAGTTTAATCTCAGCGTTTGCCGTACTAACACTGTCTTTAACATTTTCAAGGTCAGCTTCAGTTTCTGATACTTTCAATGAGATGCTGTCTGCTTTTTGATCAATCTCGGAAATCTTAGTGGAGTGGGAGAGAACAGTGTCATCTAATTCGTTTAATACAGTTTCTTGATTACTTACTTTTTGATTGATACCATTTACAGTTAAATCAATGCTGGACATTTTTTCGTTGTAAGATGTAGCATCAACTTTATTTCCTAAAGCAGTGTCTACTTCATTTTTCTTATACACATCTGTAGCGTTAGCTTTAAGACCGATAGAAGTAGCCTGCTGCTGGATTAAAGTTTCCTGAGAAGAAACCTCTTCGCCAAGATTGTCGAAATCCAGCTGTTTAACTCTAGAAGCTATTTCTTGAGAGTTCAGTGAAATGTCTGCCCGAGCTTTGCTCATTTTGCCATCTAGATCCGTTAAAGTCTGTGCTTGTACAGCAAAGGAGCCCTTCACCTCGTCTAATTCAGTCGATATAGTTGATAGTTGGCCGCCATGCACAGCGATAGCATCTTTGTGGGCCTCTATTTCAGCCAGAGCATTGGTTACATCTTGTCTAACTGTAGAGATGTTTGCTTTAGCAGTTTCGACTTCTTGCAAGCTTGCTTGGAGATTTCTATTCAACTCAGCTAATTTACTGTCAACAGTTGAATCATCTGCTTTTCCAATTAACGATTCAAGTATAGCGTCATACTCTTGCTGATACTTCTCAATGTCAACTTTCTTAAGCAAGTCATCACGAATTGTATTGTACTCTTCTTCATACTGGGTTAAGTCAACCTTAGCAATCAGCTCTCCATTGACATATTCAAGGTCAGCTTTGTCTGCAATATCTTGAACCATTCCTGCTGCTTTCTCTTCTAAAGCTGTTGCTTTATCTTCTAGTTCTTTTTGAAGATTTTGCATTTCTTCTAGCTTTTTGCCTGTGTCAATTTGAAAATCTTCTAAGTTATCTCTGATGAGTGTGTCTTCGTCAGTAATAACTTGGAGTTCATCTTTGATCTTATCAATGTTATCCTTAACATTCTCTAGGTCATCTTTGATCTCTTCAGAAGCTACGTCATATTTTGAAATATATTTTTGCTGTTCAAAGTCATAAACCTCGAATCCACCTTCAGATGTAATCTTTACATTAGCCTCACCATCTACAGGAGGGTCTTCTTCGCTAAATTTAAAGTTAATATCATTTAGCTTACCTGCAACATTGCCTTTCATCTCAATAGATGCTTTAGGACGATAAGGTTCTTTATTACTTATCTTTTCAGATAGGATAATGCCATTTACATTAACGTCTGTATCCACACGGCGGTATGCCTGGACAGCGATAGAGTAGTAGAGGTTGGCCGGAATACCGGAGAACGTGTAAGAACGTGCTACTGGATTATTAACATTAATTTCCGTTTCTTTAGCATTAGTTGCGCCAAAAACATACTTATCGGAGAGGTTGCTAGAGTAAAGGTAGAGCTGGAAACCGTCAATGTTATGCTCGTCTTTTTCATCTGTAGGGAAGTCCCAGTTTAGAGTTAAATCTACAGAGCCGTTATCGTTCTCTGTGTGGGAAATAGGAGAAGTCGGTAGGGTAGGATCGGCAGGAGTTGTGCTAATACGGTCATTACGGAGAGTGAAGTTTTGGTGAGTATACTCATAGTTGGCTTTCTTCGCATTGTATTCTGTCTTTGCTTTTTCAACTGCATATAATGCACTAATTACCTTTTCGGCGTCAGACTGAACTCGTTTTTGGTTGCTAAGAGTGATAGAGATATTACGCTGATCAAAGTCGAATGTCATCTCAATAACTTTAGCTTTAATGTCAATGTCTAGCTGTCTGTGATGGTTGCGTATAATGTCGCCTAATGATAGACGATTCCAGTTTTTCTTCTCGCTTGAAACTTCGAAGAAATTGACTATGTTAGTAGTCACATTAACTGGGGGAGTATTCATTTCAGCCAACTGTTCTATACCAGCATCATATAACTCAGACTCGTCGTAGATGTTGTCGTTAGACCATTCTTCTTCGTGAATAAAGTTTTGTTCTAACTCAGCCAGGAGAGCAGGGGAGAGGTTGTTTTCAAGTTTTAGCTTTCCTTTTAAAATACCGATTTTATCCTGAATTGCTGTTACTTCAGATTTGATAGTATCGATTTTTTTCTTCTGATCATCATATGCTTTAACTTTGGCATCGGCATCAGCCTTAGCAGCAGTTAAATCTGCTCCCTGAATGCTTTTTCTTGTTTCCAGGAAGTCTAAAGCTTTTTCCTTTTCAAGCTTTTTATTGAACAGTTCTGTTTCAGCAGCTAACTGTTCTTTTTGTTTAGCAGTTAGATTATCGAGAAACTGTTTGTACTCTGTGTTAGTTTTGTTGACTAGTTCATTGTAATCCAAAATAGCATGCGCAAGGTCATCGGTCATGTATTCGCTGGATTGAATTACATTTCTATTCTCGTCTCTTTGGAAAGGATAGAGGTAGAAAGAGAAATCATCAACGTAGGATTGGCCAGTTGGATTAACACCGTTTATGCTAAGGCCGTCTTTGCCGGTTACAATTAATCGCGTAACTAGTTGATCTATATCTATCTGGTCAGTAATGGAATCCATATACTTCCCGTCACGGTTTATAAAACCTTTGTATTCAGAGAGCTCATCCTCTTTGTAGAAATGAATTTTATTCAGTGCCGTATCGAATTGAGGTATTACCTTAAATGTCTCACATACTGTGTAAAACAAATCTAGGCGGGTCACTCCAGATACATCAAAGGATCGAGCCTTAAGCTGAATCTCCGGGTTAATATAGCCAATTGTAAGCCCTGTGTCTTTAAGGATATCTTCCATTACTTGCTTAAGAGAATATGAGGTTACTTCGTAAACTCTCATTTTCCTCCAAATTAGCGAATGAGGAGCTAATTTACAAGTAACGCTATATGAATCTGCAGTCGAATTAGACTTACTAATACCAGTAATGACATACCACTCAGGCTCAAAAAAATATGAAGAAAACTTAATTACGTAACGTTCTTTAAGCATTTTCATTACAGGGTTTTTAATACGTTTGTGATTTCTTACTATGTACAATGGAACTTGGAAACTCAGATCATTAAGCTTTCCAAAGCGAGGAGTAAATTGTAGCCCATTGAAATGAGTTATATTAGCGATTTTTTGTCGATAGGGTTTATGTAGTGAAATCTTAGGTCTTTTAAACTCATAGTTCTTTTCAATAGTGTAAATAACTTACGCCTCCTTTAGAAATATTTGAATTCATATTCAAAGCTAATGATACAACTGCCTTTAATATTTAATCGGTTAATACCAACGGGCAGCTTTATGTACTCTTCGTTCGAGCTATCGTAGCGTGAGATACCCAGTAAACTTGTTTCGATTAACTCATTTGCACAGTCAATAGTAACCTTTTCACCATCTTGCAAATCTTCAATTTTAAATGGGGAATCATAACTTGAAAGGTTCTCGATCTCAATGCTGCCATTTCCTGTTTTCTCAATGTGAATTACTGGCATAATTGGTAGTTCACCGTTATTGTCAATCTCAATCGGAACTTTGATTAATGGGTCGGCAGTGTTGTAGATAGGGGAGGATATGATATGGCTGTAAGAGAAAGGTGAGTCGCATCTTACTTGAACAGTAATATAGCCTTCACCTCTAGCGTTGTGCTTGAGGGTTGAAACGTCATGGAATAATACATAAAATACCTTGTCAATGTCTGCTTCAAATGAAAGGGGAGCGTAGTTATCAAGGTATAGCCATTTCTTAATGTTACTAAGATCGAACTCGTTAAATTTCTTGTTGACGTAAAGAGTTAGTGGGAAGGAAAGAGGCTCAGTATCTAAACCTTCGAAGTAGGGTATATCATTGTTCTTCACTTTTGTTTCTCTGATAGTTCTATTTGCTGCAAAGCTCTCTTCGTATAAGTCACTGCCTTGATTGACACTAATTACGTTGTAATCACTTGACTTCTCATTGTTGAACAGAAAAAATAAAGATTCTTTTATCAAGTTTTCACCTCCAAATAAAGAAGGAGGGCTATGCCCCCCCTTAGGTTGTTCTAAGAATTAAACCTCGTCCAGTTAACTTATTATTAAATGTGTTGAACAACTCATTCGCTCCAGAAGCATCTCCCATAAGTTTATCGATACTTATCTGAATAGGCATTGTCGTAAGAGTGGACGCATTCTGAATAGCATCCTTACGAAGAGGCATCTTTGCGTTCTGCACTTGTTGATCAGAGATACTCCGGGCTTCCTTAACAATATCTAGCACGTTTGCGGTATCATGTTGATTCAATACAATTTCTTTTTGGTGCAGCATAGCTAGCTTGCCTGTGCTCGAACCCCAAGAGCCGGTGTATCCACCTGTATCGAAGGAAGATACATTCTTACCGGTCTTATTTCCAGAAACGATTACAGTTAAAGCGTCAGATGCTTCTTTTAACCGGTCAACAAGGTTATTGGAAATACTATTACCGATTTCCTCCATATTCTTGTTAATGAAGTCTGTAAAACTAGATAGTTGCTTATTAATGTCTTTAATCTGACCATTCATGATTTTTTGTTCAATAGAATCAAAGTATCTATCATCATTAATCAAGTCATCATATTTATCATTTATAGCTTCTGTATCCTTCTCTAACTGATCGGTTAATGCTTCCTTACGCTTCTCATCTTCTCGATCTTGTAGGAACTCATCCAGTGACTCCTGGGCTTCTTCGATTTGTTTCTTAAGGTCTTCACGCTGAGATTTAGCCCATTCTGAATCGTCAAGTGAGAGTTTACCGTACTTATCTTGGAGCTCCTGTAGCTCTTTGTTTCGCTTTTCCAGTTCTTTGTTAAATTGCTCATCATCAGCTTTAGAATCGATTTCATCTATAATCTTATTGGTGGCGTCCTCAGCATTCTTAAGCTCTATATCACGCATCTTTTCGTACATTTCTTTATAAATGTCAACTACTTCATCAGACATGTTCTGATAAATGGAGGAGATAGCCTGACCAGTGTTATAAACTTCAAGGGTTAAATCTTTTTGCTTATCTTCCCAGTTTTCAATTTCAGAAGTTATTTGATCATAGAGGTCAGGGAAGCCTTTAACTGTCTTACGCTGTTCTTTGAGCTGTTTAATATAATCCTTCACAGCTTTTTGCTGTTGCTGTAGGTTTTTATATTGATCGCTGTAGTATTTGACCTGATCTTTTTCTTCTGGGGTCATTGATATTTTGTCGCTTAGATTCTCAAACTTGTCAGTAATCTTCTCATAGGCATCAGCAATTTTCTTGAGCTTTTCTTCTACTTTTGAGGACATTATAGATTCTTCAATTTGGAATAGCTGCTGCTTGTAATCCTCTAGAGTAATCTGAGCATTATTTAGCTCTTGAGAAAGCTGAACTCTTTGAGCAGCTGTTAAAGCTTTGTTAGTTTTAATTTCTCGCTGGATGAAACGAATTTTCTCTTCTTGAATACTTTTTTGCCTCTTGGTGTCGTTTAATTGCTTAGAAGTGATACTTCGCCATTTTTCAGAGGTTTCATCATACTTTTGTAATTCAGTATCATACTTTGCTAAATTAACATCTAAGTCAGCTATGCGCTTGTCATAACCTGCGAGGTATGATTCTACAATGTCATAATTCAACTGCTCTATCTGCTCATCAATGCCGGCGATTTCTGATTGTAAATTCACTACTTCGGAACGAGCATTTGCAACATTCTGCTGATTCTGAGCGACAGTAGAAGAGTAGTCCGTTAGTGCATCAAGGTAAGTATTAGGATTAATCGTATTTCCGCTCTGATCCTCAATTTGCAAATGAAGATGAGCACCAGTTGATTGACCTGTATTTCCAACTTTACCTAACTGTTGACCTGCAGCAACTCTATCACCGGCTTTTACATCCAAGCCTTTTTGCATGTGCATATACTTTGCAACAGTGCCGTCATCTTGTTGAACAACAACCCAGTATCCAGCTGATTTTGAATAAGCAGCTGTAATGACTTTACCGTTTTGCAGAGACTTAACCGGATCACCTTGTTTACCATTGGCCAAGTCAATTCCTTTATGCTTCGTGGACCCACGCTTTTCCATGTAATCAGAAGTTTGACGGAAATTGTTTTTATAGTAGTCAGCTACAGATTTTGCAGCGTCTGTTGTCTGCGTTACAACAGACCCAGCATACTTGGAGTAGTTTGCTAAAACTCTATCAGCATAGTTTTTAGGTTCTTTCCATTGACCCTGAGCAGAAGACAGTATCTTCGAAACGTTACCAGCACCAGCGTTATAGGCGTAAAGTGCTTTCTGTATATCCCCACCGAATTTCTCAAGCTGCTGAGCTATGTACTTAGTACCACCCATAATGTTTTGGTATGGGTCATAAGCGTTTTTTACACCCAAATCGCTCGCAGTACCTGGCATGAGTTGCATAAGCCCCATTGCACCAGCACCAGATCGAGCGTTAGTGTTGAAATTGGACTCCTGTTTAATTATTGCTGCGATTAGGTTGGCATCGACTCCATATTTTTGAGCAGCTTGGTTAATGTAGTCGCCGTATTTGCCACCTCCGACATTAGAGGAAAGAGGGGAGTATCCTAAGCCAGAGGAGGTTGATCCACCTGAGGTAGTAGTGACAATACCTGTGGGAGCAATGTAACCAGATTTTATCTGTCTCTCTAAAGACTTGGATTGCTCTTGCAAGATTTGCTTTTTTTCTTTGAGCATCTTGATCTCGCTTTTAACGGCGTCACGATACTTTTTAGAGTGACCAGGATAGTCATTGAGGAGGTTGTTTTGCTTTTCTATCTCTAGATTAAGCTTCTCTAAATCCAACTTGTATTTTTCAGCTACATATTTGGATGACTCAATTTCTTCTTGCTTATCCTTCTCGGATTCTGAAACATTATCGTTAGATTCAGATAACTTCTCATTGGACGTACCAACTTCATTCAATGCTGTAGATGAAGCTTCAACCATACTTTTCATTTTCTCGATGCCATCAAGATTCTCAACAATACCATCTAATTCATTACGCTGTTCCGACAAAGCTTGAATTTTAGCCATGTCTTGGCCATTCATGGTTCCACCTGAAGCGATAGTGTCACCAATCTCGTCGCCAGCTTCAGTTAGGGCTTTTCTGGCATCCGCAACGGATTTGATTGCCTCAATCTGTAAGCCGTAGTTATTAAGGATCTTAACTGTGGCGTTTGCTTGATTGATCAAATCTTGTTGAACAGCATTTTGCATGTCAGTGTAAGATTTGACTTTGGCATCTCTAAGTTTAATGATAGCATCTTGGTTAACGGAGATTACACCGTTTTGGATTGAGATAGCTCCTGCGAGATCTTCTTCATTTTGCATGAGCGTAACTGCTTCTGCTGCAGATAGCTGTTTCCCTTCGGCTAACTTTTTAAGTAGGTTATTAAGAGGGGAGACTTCATCAGTTAATGCATTATAAGCGTCACCTAGAAGTAGTTCAGTAGCTTTCTGATGCTGCTGAGTATCAACTAACTCTTGCGCTATGTCTAATAACGCTTGGTAGTTTCCTCTTGCATTCTGTATGGCCTCGTCCATTGAATCTACTGCATCAGCAGAACCCTCGAAGGCCTCGGCCATCGCGTCGCCTTCTTCTGAATAGGTCTGTGCAGCTGCTTGGGATTCAATTGTTTGTTTCTCTAGGGAACCACTAAGAATACCGACAACAGTTTCTGCGTCAGAAAGACCAACCTTTAAGGAAGTAAGAGAGGCAACTTGTTCATTATAAGCGTTAGTGCCTTCTTTTACTTTCTGACCAGAATCTGCAATCTTCTCGACAGCATCAAGCTGATCGACACTAAAACCGTCTAGGTTAAAGCCATCACCTAGATCTTTCTTAAGAGCAGAGACACGTTTAGCCAGCTCTTTGATTTGTTCAGTTGTTGTGTAACCTTTTTCTATAGATTGGTCACTAATCCATTGGATATCAACAGCAGTAAGACCTTTCATATCACCAATTACAGCAGCAATTGCCTCAGTTGATTCGACTGTTTTCTTGTTTATCTCATCAAACTTTTCACTGATATCTGCGCTTAATTCATCAGCTTTCTTTTGTGCAGATTCTGCTTGAACACCTAGAGTAACATCTCCAGATTTGTTTATTGTGTTCATAGAGTTTGCATAATTAAGCTCTTTTTCTTGTTCCTTTTGTAGTTTCTCTAGCTCCTCACGAGCTTTTTTGATGCTATCCGCATTTTGAGAAAGGGTGTTTGGAGCTTGTAGAAGAGTCTTCTGTTTTTCGAGCTCGGCTTCTCGTTCGAGGAGCTTAATACGTTCCTCAAGGATGCCGGAGTTATAGAGTATCGCATTTCCTTTTTCATCTTCTCCAGCTTTTACAGAAGGGAGGAGGGCAGCGAGCTCATTTTGAATTCGAAGATATTCTTCTTCTTGCTCGTTGTTTCGATCAATAGAGGAAAGTTTAGTGTAGGATTCAACAAGTTCATCTACCTTGTCCTTATCAGAAGAGAGAGATTCAAGAGAGGTTTCTTGGTTCTTAGTGAATTCTTCTTGCTTAGCTCGGGCATCAGCATATGCCGATGTTAATTTTTCTACTGCTAAGCCTATACCAGCAAAAACCAATCCGACACCAGTTGTAGCAAGTAAACCACGCATTGCAGTTTTAAAGACATTTGTAGCAACTGTTGCTCTAGAAGCACCTGCTTCTATATTAGCAAACTGTCTATTAGCGTCAGATAGAGAGTCTGCACCGAATATCATGGCCGTGGAAAGAATGCGGAAGTTTTTGCTTAACAAAAAGACAGCTACGGATGCTGCAGCAAAGAGGGGAGGGAGCATACCAACATTTTCAGCGAAACCGGCTAATTTTTCTAATGCACCTCCTGCTATTTCAGTGAATGCTATTATACCGTCAGATAAAAATGCCTCTCCAAGAACTAGGGAAAGTTCTGTCCATCGATTCTGTAGTATGTTTAGCCTTGCTTGCAATGAATCTGCGTATTTCTCCTGCTCACGAGCTGCGCTGCCGAAGCTACCCATTGAAACGGAAGAAGCTTCTTGCGCGGTGGAAAATCCCTCCATGAGCGCAAGAAATCGCGACAAATGCTCCCGTCCAGCCAGCGTTACAGCTGTATTCTGCTGCTGCTCTGAACTTAAGCTGTTCCACTGAGATGCTAGTTGATCAAGTATGTCAGACACAGGTCTTACATCGCCGGTCACATCTTTTACAGCGATACCTAATGAAGTCAGCTGCTCTTCAGCTGCTCCCATAGTTGTGATACGGGAGAGTATTGTTTTCAAACTGTTCGGTCCTGTTACTTTCACCTAGCAGGCTACTGACCATAAACATATGGCGGTGAAGCACTTCAACTTCACTCTCTATGTTTCCATAGATGCTCAGACTGTCGCTTCAAGTGTCATACACTTGTCTTCCCACTCAGTCGTTCAGGCTGCCATTACGCTTGCCCCTTGTCGCCCTCGTCTTAACGTTAGGGGTTCCAAGTCAATCAGGGAGGATTTTACATCAGCAACTAGTTTACCGATGATGTTTCCAGATTCACGTGTAGATGCTCCAATAGCTGTTGTATAGCCTAACAATTCATCTAAATCTGCACCAAATACGGAGGCTGTAGATCCAGCACGTCTTATGGATTGAGATAGGTCTAAAGAACTTACTGAGAACTGATTATCAACTTCGTTAATTCGATCAATTATAGATTCACTGTCCTTAGCTGCAATATTAAAATTGGTCATTGCGGCAGTGATAGACTTAACTGAATCTTCAGGAGAAAGTTCCCCTATATTCTGAAGAATCTGTGCTGACTCGGCTAAATCAGCCAATTGATCTCCTTCATAGCCTAATCTCCCAAATTCCCCCATCATTGTGAGTACATCTGGAAGAGTGTTTCCTAATTGTATACTTAAATCAATGGACTCGCTCAGTAAAGTGTTGAATTGGGAATCCGGTATATCCATTACACGTCTAATGTTGGTCATTAATGTGTCGACTTCTACAATTTGTTCTGTGATATTACGAAAAGCGTTTAACGATCCATATATTGAAGTCATTGCTACGCCCCAAGTGACGGTGCGGGCTAGGGCAGTCTGTAATTCTTGACCAAACGTATTTACATGTGAAGCAGCAGTATTAACGTTTGATGATATCTCCTTGAATTCCATATTAAGAGATTTCATTTGCTGGCTAACATTAGGGGTCTTAGCTGAAAGCGAGTTAACGGAGTTAAGGTAGTTGTTTAATCCAGCTTGGCCGTCAGGTCCTATAGCGGAGCTAAAACGTCTCTCAAGATTCTGTACATTTACTGCAGCTTGACGTTTGTAGAGCTCTAGCTGTTTCTCTAGCTCACGAGTACGTTGTCTAGCTTTTGAATCGTCATCTAGTTGAGAGATGAGCTGTCGAACTATTTCTATATCCTGTAGAGTATCAGCAATATTAATTGCATTAGACAATTTAGACAGAGTTGTAGCGGATACTTCGCCTTGCTGTTTTAATGACTTAAGTTGAGTCTCTAGCTGCTGAACAGCTTTTCTGCGCTTGTCTATATTATCAGTGGTACGGATAGAGGAGATATTTCCTTCGCGATCAGTGTTATATGTAATATCTTCATAGTTTAATCTGTTTTTTTGTTGACCGCCAAGATAATTTCCAGTGGCATCACGTTTTTCTGTTTTAGAGAGTGTTTGACCGTATTTAGTAATTTGGTCTTGAGCCACTTTCGCTGCCTGAGCTTGTTTTTGAAGAGCTTGCGTCTGCTCATTAACAAATCTGGTGGACTTTTGAAGAATTTCTCCATTTTGTTTGTGCTGCATGCTCGTTTTCTCAGTCGTTCCGTCCAATTTCTTTGTGACTGTGATTTGCTCTTCAATTACTTTATTAAGATCTTTGGCACTCTTAACATGGCCGTCTATGGATTTTGTAAATCCGTTTAGCACTTTCTCTACTTGCTTATCCATAATTACGTCTAACTTGATTGGCTTGAGTTGTTTCTGAAAGGAGGCAATTTGCTTATTAATTTCGGAAATAGAGGATTTGGAGATATCAATTTCAGATTTAATATTCAGGGCTTTAGCTTTACCTTGGAGGAGCTTAATATCTTGATTAAGCTGGTTAGTAGCTTGTCTACTGGTATCAGCAGAAGGGGAGAGTATTATTTTCAAATCTTCACTCAACATGTATCACATCCTTTCAGTATTAGCATAGATAATTTATTACAAAACAAAAGCACATTCATTAGGGGATGTGCTTTTGTTTGCTAAAGTTTCAAATATAATTTCCAATTACTTAAGCTTTTTTAATACTGCTTGAACAATATCGCTATTGAGCTCCATATCATATGATACGGGGTGAGGGAATGATGCTATGCTTTTTCAATTTTGTTTTTAGTCCTAACATATCTTTCTTCATATCCTCTGGGTACAAATCTACAAGTGGAATATTGTTTTCTCTTAAGATTCTAATTTTCTTTTCCATTCTTCTACGATAGGATTCTTTGTCTGACATTCCAAAGTATTCGACTGGTATTCCATTAATGACCCAATCAGTTTTCATCATGCCCAATCTAGGATCATCGACGATTTCTTTATAAAGCGTCGCTTTCTGATATTCTATGCCCTCATCTATAAGATAGTTTGTAATAGCTAGTTCCTTCTTTGAATCGCAAATATCGCCATTTTTACTAATGCAAGAGAAAGACTTGCCATACAAAGATTGATTAGGCGTTAAACCAGCTTCCATACATGCCGCTGAATAAGAATCAAAGTATCTAAAGTATGACATTGCTCCACAAGACATATGTTGATTAACTTCATCAATACTTGGGGTTTTTTCAAGTTCTTTTGATAGTTCTACCAAATTTTCAATAAGCTCTAATTTTATTTCTGATTTGAGTTTATCTGAATATACTTCTTTGTTCTTTTTTAATTCTAGTGTGTCATTAGCCATACTGTTAATTGAGATAGCAGATCTTTCAGGAAACAGCTTTAATAATTCAGTTATCGTACTCGTTGGATACACTTCTTTAAGTGTAATAACATCCTGATTAGACCAGGGTATCCTATTATTTATACCAAGTTTAGATGCTTTGGTGTTTATAGAGTAGGGAGATCTGTGAGGAAGTTTTTCAATAACAGCCCTAGTGCCACCTGAAATATATAATTGCCTTAGCACCTCGAGTTCATGTGTTGTCCAATGGTAATTTTCCCTCCTCAAACCTAGTTGAGAGGCTTTATGCAAGATAGTATCCTTACTATGGGAGAGATAGTCTAGCAAATCTTCCCAATCCAATTGACTGTAGTTAACCTTTAAGAAATTAATTTCCTCTTGAGTCCAGTCGTTATGCTTGTAGCATCCTAGCATCCTTAATCTATTTTGAACGGCAGAAGTACTTGTAAAATTGTATTTAGACCTAATTTCTTCATATGGGAGAGCGTTTTCGAAGTCATTAATTAATTCTTGGTCTGTATACTGTACAAACCTGTTCTCTTGTCCTTTAGGTAGTGGTAACTCAAGCAGCTTGCACAAGTTCGCTAAATTGCCAAAATGTTTTTTGATCGCTCGATATTCATAATCTTTAAAGTCTGACATGGCTAAGGGTCTTTGCAATCGTAAGTAATTATCATAAACGATTTGTTTTATTTCGTTCGTATTTAAATTATCATGTCCATACCTATACTCGTAAGAAACAGTAAGACCTAGTGAGTTAGCTTTGTGGCGTATGGTACTTTCAGACCTAGGTATCATTAATTTCTCATTAATAAGTTTGATATCGTTAAAGGCATAGTACTTTCTTAAAACATTCTCGTCATGTTTGTACCAGCCGTTAGCAGATAATAAATTAAGCTCTTTTAGGAAATTGTCGTAAGAGCCGCATAATCTTATAAAAGGAGCAACTGTGGGTAGTAATGGATCATTTTTTAGGTCTGAAGCAGTGGGGTACCTTTTGTTGATAACTAAGTAATCCCAAAATATACGTTCAAGAGTTTCACGGTCATATGTAATCTTCGTATATTGTTCCATGTTTTTATCGCAAGTACACTTTGGGTTGTATCTTAAATTTCTGTGCATTTTCTCTATGATGCTGCCGCAGGTGCAGATAATTACTAGAGGTGTGCTAACTAAATCAACTATCATACTTTTATTTAGTACCTTGAATCCTTTTTTACTCAATTCATTAACAGCTTGAGAAATCGGATTTCTTAGCTTCTTTTGTTTTCCACAGTCTCGACAGTAGGGACGATTAGGCAACTTGTTAATTGACTGAAAACATATTTTTCCACATGAACATTGAAATTTCATTTTAGTCTTACTATCCACATATTTGTCTTCAAGTAAACTAAGATCATAGGTTGCAAATCTTTGTTTAGCGACCGATATATCCATTTTATTGTGAGCTTTTAATGGTTTGGTTGTTTGTCTTCTGTCTCTGCGCAAACCTAATGTATGTGCTTTTTTAGCTATTGAACTCCAATTTCTATGTACAGATAAAGAAGAAATTATCTCCTCTTGACTTGCGCAACAAAATTTCTCTTGTAAAATTGCTATATCTGATTCATTCCATGCAGCCAGTTTTAACAACTCCCTAATATTGTTCCACTTATATTAATGCCAGGAAGGAGGTAGGGAATTTCCTATTTAGATTAAGTAGTTAATTCAATCCAATCCTTTCCCTATAAATCAGTATAATTATGATTTATTTATTTGCAAAAGAAAAATGAGAATATTATCCATATTTAAATCTACGCCTTAACTTATATGAGATGTAGAACTTAAACACGGATTATTTCAAAAGAGAAGAGGGATTTTACATTAGAACATATTAACTATAATAATATTATCGTTAATGTCATCAAAGGAGGAGAGTATATTTTTTAAATCTTCACTCAAAATTTATCACATCGAAACAAACAAAAATACAACCACTTAAGATGCGGTTGTGTTTTTGTTCATCGCAATTTTAAATATACCTTCCCATTGTTCAAGTTTTTTTAGCACTGCTTGAACGACTTCGCCATTCTTTGGGAACCCTTTTTCTTGTGGAGATCCAGGTATGAGGGAGGGGAGGAATTCTACATATAGAACAGGCTTTTCGACGTCTGCGGTATTAATTTTTAGAGTTGCTTTTTTAATTAGCTCGTCATGCCTTCGATCAGAGGATAGACCGCCTATAATGGCACCAACACCTCCAGCAATTACCCCACCAATTAGAGCTCCACCAATTTGCTGAGTACGGGAGACTTTTGATACTGTTTCACCATTTAATTCAAATGAAGCATCCAAAACTTTGTCAGCCGAAAAGGAATACTCTTGAATAGTGCTACTGGAAGTTCTCTGGTAATACTTAAATAAGTTCACATCTTTATTGTAAGCAATTTTAGTTTGACCATCTAAGCCAGGGAAAAAGAGATCGCCATGAAACTCTTTATCATATTCAGCCATATGATTTAACACTGCATCTTGTTCTTCACTTTTTCTTTTAGAGTGTTTTCTCATTGCTGCAACAATAGCCAGCCAGATACCAAATATTATTACCCACCACAGTATGGCTATAATAAACACCACCATATATTTTTTTGTATATTATACCATAGATTGGGAGAAGTGGGAAAACTGACTTCACACTATAATTTTGATAAAGATGTAAAAATCAACCAAGGACATGGCTTTGAATAAAAGAGAGATTTTATATTAAAACATATCAGCAACATCATCATCATCGTCATTTAAATTATAGAAGTTATTAGTGGTACTAGAATCTTTGTGACCAAGTAATTTCTGTGCTTTGGTTAACTTTCCGTCAGAATCCTTAATTAGATGGGAAGATCGACTAGCTCGGACGATATGAGGGTTTACGCGTCTTCCAATAATGTCCGAGATGATTTCTTTAAACCAGTAGTTAACTGCAGAAGCATGTAATGGCTGGTATTCGTTATTTTGTTTGGACACAAATATGAATTCGCAATTATCTTCACCTCTATGTTCAAGCCACAACTTTATATGTCCCATAGCTTCATCTGAGAGGAGGAGAGGTCTAAGTAATCCTTGCTCACCTTTGCCTTTAGTTCTGACATCATGGGTTCTGTACGCGCCAACGCTATTACCAACTTTGTCTTTGAGGGGCTCATATGAGATAATTTCCTTCTTCAACTGAACGAACTCTGATCGTCTTGATCCTGTATCATATAGCACGCTGAAAGCAGCTAAAATTTGATATTGCTCAGCTTCTAATAAAGCATCTTTTACATTTTGGATTTCTACTTTTGTGAGAGGAACTTTACTGTAGACTTTATTAGGGGAGGGGTTAGGCACACCTTCTATGAAGTTTCTAAATGTGAGGAAGTTGTCGTCATCCTCGTAAAAGTTTAAGAGGTATTTATTCATAGAAGAAACGGCAGAACGCTTAAACTTAATTCCATTGGAAGACATTCCTCTACGGACTAAGTAGTTCTGATATCTCATGAATTCTTTCTTTTTAATCTTGTATACTTCTTTGCCACCTAAAGCTTCTTGAACCCAACTGTAGAAAATTCTTAGTCCAGATTTATATTGGTCTAAAGTTTTAGGGGAGAGATGTACTGATTCGTAAAGATATTCTTCAACTAATTCACGGTTAAAAGGATTGACCCTCGACCACTGTTCGTCTGTAACTTCATCTATTTTCTTCGCTCTTTCACGAAGCATATTTTTCTTAATGTCAGCCAATAATCATCACCAACTTTATTACTTAGTTTTAATTCCCATGCTGTTTAAATCCTTAGCTAAGGCACTAACCAAGCGGCCATCTTCCAAATTACGTCTAGTGTTTGCCATGAATGGCCTAGGCTGCTCATAGCTATATCCAAAGCCTTGAAATTGATATTTCTCACCAGTTTCGACTACAGTAGCAACATCTCTGTATCCATCTACTCTAACGTTATCTAAAGAAACTCCATTGGCCTCGTTCTCAGTGACAAAAGATTTTTTTAATTCCCCAGTACGCTGATACCGCTGGGGCTCATAAGCGTTATATACGTCTTGCTGCACATGTTGGTCACCAGTTTCAACCATGACTTGCTTAACGTTGCTGTTTGTTTGTTGCATGGCGTTAATAGCAGCTTTTTCAATCATAGCTTGAATCTGAACCATATTCTTGGCCATCAGTTACTCGCCTTCTGTTTGAACTTCTTCTTCCAATTCGACAACTTTCTGAACAAGATCTTCTAGCTTTTGCTGATCCATATTTTTCAGTTCAACCAATTGTCTGTCAATTGAATCCATCATTTTTACCACACGTTGGTAACTTTCCTTGGGAAAGGCCTCAAGAATAAGAGGGTAGATATCCGAGTTTCTAATTTGAAGGTAAGTATTAAACTTATTTTTTAAGTGTGAAGAGATCTCCAGATCAGCAAATGTTTTAATAATCATGAAAAATAACCATTCTTGGCGACCTACGGATGCTAGATCAATCTTTTCTGCTTTTGCTTGTTCAAAGTCAGTAAGAAATTCAATGAGCATCTCTTTTACTTTAGTAGGAGAGAAGAGTGGATAAATGAAAGCATGTACATCTTCAGTAAGCTGTACTTTTTCTTTTTTGTCATACTTCTTAGCATCGCTTTTCAACAACTGTAGCGTTAATTTCTTTGACATATATAATTTCCTCCTTAAAAATCCAAATGAAAGGAGAGGGGGAGACCCCTCTCAATTATTCAACTGTTTCTTCTACAGCAATAGGTTCTGAATCTTGAACTGACTCAGCAGGTTCAGTTACTTCTGGTTCAGGTTCTGGCTCTGGCTCTGGTGTAGCCACAGGCTCTGGCTCAGTAGTTACTGGCTCGACTGTGGCATCCTTAGGGAGTAGTGGAGCGTGGAACTTCGAAGAAGCGACCAATCTTATTGTCTTCGGTCATTGCGTTAAAGTTTAGCTCTGGTGTTAGAGGTGTACCGTTCTCGAGAGAAAGTTCGACTGCCCCGGAAGGAACAACGTTATCAAACTGAACATATAGATCACTTACTACAGCATTGGTATCTGGATTATAAGTGATAGTACGGTATTCCACTTCATAGGACTCAGAGAACTTATCTGCTGCAATTTCAACAAGTTTACCGGTTGCTTCAACCTTGTAAATTGCTTTCAGACGTTCCCCTTGTTCAGCAAAGTCAACAGGGATAGTACCATCTGCAGCTACCTTCTTATTCACACCATCTAGGTTAGTAAAAACAACTTCTCCTTCTGCTGGAACTTCACTCAATGTGAAGGCTCCTGCATCTCCAACCGTTACAGTTTCGATTTTGTTAACCAAAGCCTTGCCGTCACGTTCAACAGCAACACCTTGAGTCATTGCGAGCCATTCTAGGTCGAACAACGCGTTTCGTACTGCAAGAGAAACCTCTTTAGCACTACGGATTAGAGCGATATCGCGGTTACCAATACCACCTTTAAGCCGTTCTTCTGTCACAGCCTGAGAGATAGATGCCATCTGCGCCTCAGTTGTGAATACGATGTGGCCATCTCTTTTACGCTTAAACGTTACGTCAGCTGTATCAGAGATAACAGTTTTGTTAATAGACATTTAGTTTCCTCCTTGTAAAATGCATATAAAAAGACAGCTATTAGCTGTCTTAAAAAGCTTTCTTAATTTCATTGAACTGACCTTGAGATAGCTCATGTCTTTCTTCCTGGTAAAGATCAATGTGTTTTGACCAACTGTCAATTTTCATTTTTTCGGCAGATACAGTCGCAAATAGGGTGGCTGTTTCGTAAGCAAATCCCTGTGCGATACGCTGATACTCCATGAAAAACTGATAGATGGTCAAGTTGGCTATCGCATTATATGAAGGCTTACTACCAAACACAGAAATACTAGTTGCCATATCAGAGAACGAAATCATCTCAGCATCTTGAGCTTTTACACGCTTACTTCTCTCCCAGGCTCGTTGAATCTCTGGGTTAGGGTTAATTAACTCTTCTTTCATGCAATTCATTCTCATGACCAACTGTCTTATTTGTTGAAAGTTATCCTCGCTGATCCGATTCATGATAGTGTCATCATTGAAAACATGACTGAAGACTTCTGAATAAGCTTCATTGAAAGAAGGTAAATTGCCGCTAATCTGAAACAAAGTTACTCGATCATCTTGAAAGACTTCTATGAGCATATCATGTTTGCCTGTTTTATTGTCTTTGTGAAGCTCGTTGATAATCTCTAATTTACTCATTTTTACGTAATTCATGAAGGGCTGTAAGCGGGGGTAATCTTCTACTTTAATAAAGTGGCAAGTGCCTATATCGGTTTCTATCGGCATCCCTAAGATGAAATACTCCTCATTGTACCGTTCCATTATTGACCCGACCCAAACTGAAAGACGTTACTGTAACCTACGAATTCACTAGGTAAGTTAGCGATTTGGCCACCTCCAGCATCCTTTGTTTTATTGATACCGGCCACGTTTTGATGCAGGAGTAGCTGACAAATCCGGTCTGTAATTCTCATAGTGCGAAAATCTTCGTTTTCATAATCACTGTGAGCAATAACATCGAATATGATCTGCTTAGTGCTGTACTTGTCATTGTTTACATCTGCAGCTCTTCGACCCATATAAAACATTAGTCTGCATTGAGGTGTGGTTAAATCGCTAGTGACCTTAGTTTTTTTAATAGACTTTTTAATAATATTCCATTTTGTCTCTTCATCCATTTCAGTAATGTTAGGCAGGTCTTCTGAGAGGGGATCAGGCTGGGTGTTAAATAAATCTTCAGGGGGATAGTGTAGGAGTCTTAAAAGAGATTCATCGCTACTTAAAGTGTTATAGATATCAGCAAGCATACTATAATTCATTTCCATTAGGAGTTCACCATCCTTTTAGCGTAGATGATGAGTATACCTTTTTCATTAATAACCTTTGTTCTATCAATCCCTACAAATTGATAATTCTGACCGTAGAATTCATGAATTTTGCCTTCTTCTAGATCAGAATGAACCTTGTAAGGCATCGTAATAGATAAATCAGAATCAGGAACATTGATAGGCTTGCCATCAGTAAAGGATGGAGCTGATACGCTAATGTAGCAAGGATGACTAGTTGACTCACCTTTAATAATCTTATACTGAGGTTCTTTAAGTTTGTTGTAGCCCAATAATATTTTTTCGTCCTTACCAGCCAATGAAAATTCGTTATTGCAAAGGTATATCATTGCCTTTTTATAAGTACGATAGTTTTCTGGCAAAGTGACTACTAACCAACTTTCTTCCGAAGTGAGCACGACACTGCCTCTATTAATCTCATCAGGACGACCATATATATACTTACCCATTCCATCTACATTATTGAATTTGGACTTAAGTAGGATTCTACTTTCTGCACCATCAATTAGGGCGCTTTGAGAGTCATATCCATTTAAGGCCATTTCAACAATTTTACTAGAATCGTGTAGCATCTTTTCTTCTACAGTAACCTCGTGGTAGTTAGAGTAATCCCTTATTTTCATCACCACATTTCAACTGGTCGTTAATCTTGGTGATCTCAGCACTAACTGTCAAAATGGTGTCCCTAATTTCTGCTAGAGCTGGATCACTTAACAGTGGTTTATTTAAATATTCCTCTAGCTTAAAAAGGACTCCGTTGTTTTTCTTGCTCAGTCTGCTGCAGAAAAGATACAGGGACTCATCCTCGAGTTTTCCAGAAGAGGGGTTGTGCTTTGAAATCCAATGATTACTCATAGGAAATCCTCCTCGTTGTTCATAATCAAAACTCTTAGAGCGTCTTTATCTTCAGCTATCGAACTTTCAATTGATCTAATCTGAGCACTGTAATTCCTGAATCCGATGTCACCGTTGAACGGTTGATATACTCCTTGAAAAGCAGTTAATTGGTTCTTACGAAAAATTAACTTAATGAAGTAGGCTAGGATCAGCAGTTCACTATCGCTTAAAGCCTTATTAATAGTTTCTGATGCATCATCACAGGTAATAGCGGTATCCATCTTATTATTGAAGTGCTTAACGCCATTGTGAATGGTTGCATATACCTTTTCTTCTGACTTAGGTAAGTCGATTTCAGGAAATTGCCCATTGTCCATAAAAGCTGTCCAGATTTGATCGTAGGTAGTCATATAATGACCCCCTTATTATTCAAAGAGAAGAGAAGGGTCGCCATTTGGAACTTCCATCCACTCTGCTAAAAACTTAGCTTTGCTAGCTGTGAGATCCATCTTTTGAGCAACATCGATTACGAATTGTTTCTCTTCTTCTACTGTTATCTTGCTTAGCTTACTCTTCATAGCATTTACGTTACCTTTGAGAATGGCTTCGATTTCTTCCTCTGTATGAGTATTCGAAGTGTATGTCTCTTTGTCCAAGATATTATCTACAATTTCTGTAACATCAGCATTTGCTTTGTCTTCTACAATGTAGAGTTCACCTTCATCAAAACAACGAGAATTCATTGTGAGCCACTCAACAACTTCTTGTGGAATATCTTTAGAATCAATCTTCCCGTTTTTGCTACCATTCCAAGTAAACACTCTACGAGATCCATCTGCTGTGTAATTAACTACATAAGGGGTGTTACGTCTTCTAGCTACTTTAATTTTGCTCAATATAATATTCCTCCTAAATAATCCTAGTAATAGGCAGGGGGGAACCCTGCCCGATGGTTAATTAAAGTTGTACAGCTGCGTCTTCTTTAACTAGTCCGATCGCTTCACCAAATACCATAGTTACAGAAGCATCTTGAGTTAGTTTCATTTTAATACGTTCATCTTCCATGTCTGTTGCAGTAGTTTGTTTCAACCCGCCGTATTCAACAACACTGAATGGTTTCTGAGAAACACCACCGGCAAACATGAAGCCTTTGTTAACTGGCAGCTCTGTTTTGGAGTTAGTTTCGTCCAGGAATGGATTCACTAAAGTCACTGCAGTTGTACGGCCAATAGTAGTAGGGTTAAGTGCTGTTAGCAATTCTTTCTTAATATCATCTGTAAGCAATTTATTGAAAGTATTGTCTGAAGCTTGTTGCATAGCAAAGTGATCTACAAGCAATGCATCGCCAATGAAGACGGGGCGGCCACCATACCGCTGTAGGGTAGATGCTACTTTGTTGTATTGAGTAAGAGTTAGGTTGGATCCAGCTGCGATGTTGGCTGCAGGGATCTTTCCAGATGCTCGAGCAGCTTCAATAAGCTTGTAGATATTATCCAAGTAAAGACGAACTTTAGCCTGAGCTACATCATTGACTAACTTGTTGAAGAACTCTACGGAATCACGTACAAGGTCAAGAGGCTCATAGTAGAAACCAGTAGATAGATGCTGTGGCTCAAGAGTTACAGTTTTACGACCTTCAACTCGGACTAGGTCAACGCCAGAACCGGTTGCCGACCACATAACCTTCGCTTTGTTTTTCTGAGGGATCTTAAGCTGCTTGAACGTTCCAGGAGCGGCTGTATCAAGATCTGCCATAATACCAAGGATGTCTGTAACAACTGGCTTTGCAATTTGATCAGCTTGTTCGACAACCAGGTTGTTAAACTGATGCAACATAGAGGGATCTGGATTTGTATAACCATCATTAAAGACTGCTTTGATGTAAGACTTAATGTCTGCTTTATCTGTTTCTTGCATTTGGTTTTGACGAACGCGGCTCATAAGAGCTCGCAATTGACCAGTATTTAGTTTCATATGTATAACTCCTTTAAGATAAAATTAATATTTTATTTGATTTAATTACTCGCCTGCTACTGGAGCGGCTGCGACAGGGGAGAGGTCCTCTACTTCAAGTCGGACAATCGGTTGGCCATGAGTGTAAGCCAAATCTTCTTCGTTTGCGACCACCAAGAATTTATTCCGGGAGCCAGCGTAATCAGCGTGTGGAGCATCAGCTTTTGACACAATAAATACTTTTTCTGCGATGTCAAAGTGGGCTACCATACCATGTCCGATAATATCTACACCATCATTTTTCTTGAATGCAGAAGTGTCGAAGCGTGTATATCCTTCTTCAAAGATCACAATACGACCGCGCTCACCCTCAGCATTATAAAAAGCGGAAAGCTCTTCATCTAAGTAACGACGTTCAGGTGCGGCAGCAAGATAGCCTTTTTTAGCTTTATCAGACAATTGCTTTGCTGTACGTTCACCCTCAGCATTAAATCCTAGTTCGACCAATGTAAAGTTGTCTACATCCTCAAGGAAAATTGCTCCATGAGCGACAGTCTTAACATGAATAGAATTCAAGTTGCCGACTGCATGTTTATCGTGTTTAATTAAGGCTTGTTGTGCTTGTGTAGCCATTTTTCATTCCTCCAATAATAATTTAATTTTACTCAGAAAAACGACTGAAGAAGTCATTTTCAGCTGGAATTAGATCTTGACGAGTACTGTTTAGTGCAAGAGTAGCAGTGCTATGAGCTTCCTCAGCTTTTACAGTTACTAGTTCAACTAGCATTGAATTTAGCTTCATTGTGGCTTGAGATGCTTCTTCGCCTTCATTAGCTGATTGAGCGACAAGTGTTTGAACTTCTTCAGTCTCATATTGCTCCTTAGCATTGAGAGCAGTGAATTTACCCTCGTAATGCTCTTTCTGACTGTTGAGCTTTTGCTCTAGCTTTTCGCTTTCGTACTTTTCTTTGTACGGTTTCAGCTCTGTGACTGCTTGGTTAAGAGATACTAGTTTTTCACTAGCGCCATTAAACTTGGCTTCAACTGAAGCTTTGTCTTCTTGAGCAGAGTTGAGCTTTGAAGTAAGCTCAGAAATCTCAGTATCCTTTTGGTTTAAAAGGTTCTGAGTTTCCTGGGGCACAACTTCTTCCCAGTTGCGCTTTAGAAAAACTTCAGTTTTAGAGTCAAAATCAATTTCTACAGCGCTCTCTGATTTTGAATAGTTAAATTTAAAATACTTGTCATATGCGTCATCTTCAGACCAACTGTAGATGTTTGCAATGAAATAGTTATCGAATGTATCGCTGATCCAGACATCTTCTTGCTCGGCCAGCTTTTCACTGAATGCTTCATAAATTTTCGAACGAATGTCATCATGTGACAGTTCAAAAGTCTTTTTGAATTTCACTTTTTCACTCTCCTTAGTATTATTTTGATTAAGTGCCTGAGCCACAAGTCTCTCAAAACCTGCAAATTCGTTAAAACTTACAAGCTTAGAAGAATCATAGGCCGGTAGCACAATAGAATGGTTACCACGGTTCTCAGAGTTCAGAACACAGTGACCATCAAAGATGATAGGTGAGAGAATATGCTCCACACCATCAACAAATGAATAATTTTCATATAGAAACTCGCAGCTTGAATGTACCTCAATTCCTCTTACATGCCATTCCTTCAGTAATTCACATGCATCAGGAAACCGAGACTTCCACAAAACTCCATCAGCTAGAAGTACTTCTTTTTCTCCATCTTCTGTTTGAATAGTTCCTTTGTATCCAGGGGTAGTGAAAGTGCCAATTGGAGTGGTATTAAGTTTTAAGCGCTGTTCGCCATTCCGGTTTGTGGAAAGGAATTCTTCATGGGATCCTAATGCATCTGTGGGAGATCCGGGTTCTTCGACCTGATAGTACCTAGTCACGATGGGTTTATTTAGAAGGGTGTTTGCTGCTTCCAATGCTACTTCCTCGGAAACAATGGCATTATTATTACTAACTTCAAAATCAATGATCGAGAAGGTAACTGGAAGGAGAGTGGGGTCATTAGATTGCTTAATTTCATTCAAGCGGAGCTGAAGAGTTTTCTTTTTCTGCTTTTTCAATAATTATCACCTCCTTGAAAGCAGAAAAACTACTCACTAGGAGTATTATTGGAATCAGTTGTAGCAGATTTTATAGTGTTGGGATTTTCTGAGGTTTCGCTTGAACTTCCTTTGCCAGCATTACCACTCATTACGGATGAGGTCATATAAGGCTTTATTTTCTCTTGCAGATGAAGTACATCAGTTTCATAAAGAGTTTGTTCAAGGAAGGTATCCCAATTGACTCCTGGCAACTTGTCGACGAGATGCTTAATAGAAAAGCCTTTGTCCACCAGTTTGGTAAGCACCTCAATGATTTCTTTAGCTGAAAGTGGTTTTTCTTTGTCATAGATAATGGAGTAGTTATCTAACTGGCTATCAGGAACAATTAGGTTAATTAGCTTTTGATAGATGTTTTCAACGTCCTCGAGCATGACTCCCAGTCTCTTATAGAAAAGATCCAACTTAGTATTTCCTGAAGCGTAGTTGTCACCAGTGCTACTAAGGAGGCCGTAGGAGGACTCAATGTCTTTATTTATATGGTCAAATTTCTTTCCATCTAAGCCATCTACCTTAACATCCGGGAATTCAATAGATGCAAAATCCGGGATAGAAACTACATTGACGCCATCTTTGTTGTTAGCTTCTAAAGCGGACTTAACGCCACCATGAATCTTCTGTTTTATTGCTTTATTTAATTCCAGGTTACTATATTTGCCATTATTCTTATCTGACCCAATAGTAACCACAGCTACAGCGTTTATGATCTTGTTAGCAATCGATCTCTCTACATCTTTCAACTTTTTCTTATGTTGTACATCGAATAGGCCAGAGGTAATCCAAGATGTTCCTTTAGATTGGTTTCTCTTTAAAGCGCCAGTTGTGATGGAAAATGTACGCTCTTGAGGCAACTCGACGTATTGTTTATCTGGATCCTTCTTAAATTCATCGTAATGCTGCTGTGTCACGTAAGGGGTGAACATCCTAAACATAAGCTTTCTCTGCTCGTCGTTAAAGGAATTAAAGAATCTCAAGTCCAGTACACAAGTCCAGTCGTTATTTTTTCGGTATAGCGGCTGAGCATATCTGGTGTCATCAAAGATATAGGCATGCGGATTCTTTTTGTCTCCCAGCCACATGCCAACTACATTTCCAGAAGCAGCTGTTTGCTTTAAAATGTCGCGAGTCAATCTCCTATGCTGCACTTTCTTTAGTTGCTTATGTATGGCCATTTCATGCTTGTCCGATGCTTCAGTCTTTTTGAATGACTCAATACGATAATTTAGAGTGGGGAGAGATTCAATCATCTCAAAGAGCATGTGGATATCAGGAGAAGAAATGTAGAAGTATTGAGCTAGATTTTCAATTTCTTGCTGATACAGATCAGGATTGGCGAAGTACTTTTTAAGTTGTTCTGCAGTTACCTCAGTAATAATGCCGTTTGAAAAAAGGCGAGTTATGAAACCACTAGCGAAAGTACCCGCATATGTCTCCATGTCGTTTAACATCAATTTGTATTCATCTGAATTTGTATCAATATCTCTAACTTGTATTGTGCTCACCTCCAATCTTAATAGTAAACCAGGTCATCGTCGTCGGCTGTTTCACTGTTTTTATTTAAGTCACGTTCTAGCTCAGAAGCTATGTGATTTCCATATGAAACGCTACTGTATTTATCTTTACGTTTAGAGCGAGGCTCTTTTAATTTAACTTGTCCGGTGTCAGGGTTTGTTTCACCTTCAAGGTTGATCATTTCGTTAATCAATGCAGTTGCCTGCGCATAAGGAAGAATCAATTGACTTTGTGTTTCAGTTGGTAAGTTCTCATAACCTTTTATTGATTTAAGAACTTCCTTACCATCATTTTCATGCATTAGAAGCTTTAATTTACCGCGTTTCAAAGCGTCTTTCATTGTAATAGCGATCTTACTGTTCAAAGAAGCATTACCTTTTATACTATAAATCACTTTTGGAGCAGAAGTGTATACACACCTAGCTTGCATCTTTTCATCATTAATACAGTTTAAGGGCTCATATTCTTTAGCTCGTTCTTTATCAAATAAAGGTTGAGAGAGAAGATCAAAGATGGCTAAACCGACGTTTTGTGTATCGAGAACTATGTAGTCACAATTAAAGTCTTCGTAAAGCTGTCTAATTCTAGTGGACTGTGTTTGAGTATGGCCTCCAACTATGCTTTCCATGTAAACAACATGTCTTTCATAGGAACGACCTTTGCTTACAGGTACTAATTTAAGCACTGAATACACACTGGCATCATTGTCTGTGCCTTCCATAGTTGCAATATCACAGCTAAGTAAGCGTATCTCTCCAGGCGCTTTAGGATCTGGTTTAAAGGAAGAATCTCTTAGTAACTGGTAATAATCCAGGGGATAAAGAGGGGAAGAGAGCTTTCTGTTTTTCTCCAAATCTTCAAACTTAAAGTAGGCCTTTTCAGATTCTCCAAACCAAAGAGCTTCCATCTCCATTGACCAACCAACTTCGTCAAAGTCGTCCTCAGACATCTCATCCTTTACTTGATCTTCCATTAACAATCGTTCTTTTATAGCCAATTGGTAGGGAAGGCCACACACAAAGTAGCTAGAGCCATCCATCATTGATTTGTAATAGGTAAGGAAACGGTTATATGACCAGTGCACCTTGTACCAACAGGAGGATAAATATATCTCTTTGTTGCGCTCTGTGAGGTGGGCATACTCGTCTTTTTGCAGATATCTAGGGGAGCGGGGAGCTGTTAGAAACTTTCGGAGTACTTTAGAGATGATCTGAAAATCAACCATTCTAAACTCATCAACAATTAGCAAATTGGCTCGCTTAGAACGCGCTCCATCGTTTGAAGCTACAATTTTGATCCAGCTACCATTGTGGAATTCTACTTTGGGATCATTCGAGGAGGTCTTTAAATCGGATATTTCTCGAGCAAGGTTTTCAGAGTTCTTTCGCATATCATCTATTTTTTCAATGACTTCTCGTGCTTGACCCTTCGTACCAGATGCAATTATGATCTTTGTCTCGGGGAATAATATGGCTCGAACACAGCAAAAGATAGACGTCAAAAACGTTTTACCCTGACCACGACTTGCAAGATACATGAAATAATGATTGTGCATCATCATGTATAATAAAATACACTGAAACAACTTAAGATTAATCCCTAAATACTCACTAACAAATCTCTGAGGATTACTTCTATAGAAAGATCCCCATACAGCAATGCCTTCCATTAAACGCTCGGACTTGGTTTTCTTGTTGAAATTACGGCCTTTATTGAATATATTTATGCCTTTATAGGCCTTGTTTCTATCTACTTGGAAGTTTTGATGAGCGCTCATGATTTACCATCAATTTCTTCAGCAACAGGATCCTCAACTGTATGCTTTTTAATTTCTTCCCAGTATTCGTCTGCATATTTATTTTTAAGATTAAGCATTCTAGAGAGATGTCCCAAGAAAAAGACCCTTATATATCTTCCTATATTATCAACATCAGCCCATTTAGGATCCGGCAGGGGGACAGGCTTATCATTTTCCCATTTCTTTAGCAAAGTTCCAAAGCTCTCTTGTTCTGCAGCATTTGCTCCCGTTTCTTGAACAGGCTTTAAATTACCTGAGCCTAATAAATCTTGCAGGGTTTTAAGCTGCTGATCTACTTTTTCCTTGTTTTCTCTACGTTTCTCAATATCTAGTTGTGTAAGGCAGATTTGCTTAATTACAAGCTCCATACCTTTTGAATCTATCTGATATCTTGAAGTGAAGTCCTCATACTCGTTCTGTAGCCAAGTGTAGTCATCCATAGAAAAGCCGCGTCCCCAGAACTTAACCAAGAGACCAGCGTTTTCTTGAGCTATCTTCTTATCTTCATCCGAAAAGTCAGCGGCAAGTCCTGTATTAGTAGTTGCAGTGTCGCTGTCAGCCCATGTTTCAAGCCGGAATTTCTTTAATGAGATATTTTTAAAATACATTCCGAATGTATCTTTCTCGTCTGCAACTGAAGCTTCCCAGAGTTCTCTCTTGAAAGGTCGATCACATACTCGAAGAATCTCTTTCATGGATTCCTTATCACCATGCGCATTGTCGAACTCTTGTTTAAGACAGTCTTTGCACCATGGCATTTTCTCATCTGTATGCCATTTGCTATACGACTTATAGAAATTAGCCTCATGTTTATCTCTTAAGCATTTTAAGCATTGTTTAGTGCTCATTAATAATCACCACCTATATAAAAGGATCGAAATATCCTTTAGAAAGTGCCCGGCAGAAGTGGAAAGGGGAGACCACTGCCAGACACTTGTAAAAGATATTTCGAGGTGTGAAGCGGGGAACTTAAAATAAAATCACCAATTTATCCTGTTAATGATTTATGCAGGCATGAAAGAGGGGAGGGCTAGGCTCCATCCCCTACGGTAATTTTATTTCACTTTATCTAAACGAATATAATACTCACTTTCTAAGCCATCTTCTTTATCAAAAACAAAGAAAGATTGAGCGGGTTTTCCGCCATAACGTCCTGAAGTAGAGTGGTCATCCGCTCCAATCAAACTTGGATTGACGTGAACTCTTGTAACACCATATTCTTTGCTGAATTTGTGATGAATATGTCCTGTAAAGATATGCTTTGGAATTACACCTAGAAGCTGAGGAAGGCGATTTACACTTTGATTTGGATTGTCAAAGTTTCCGTGTGCATATACAACTTCTTCATCAAAAATCTTGTCTAAGATATAACCATCTTTGTCAGTCTTAATAGTTACATTAGGATGGTTTCTCAAACGTGCCTCCATATACCACGGAATGAGATACTCGTAATTCTCTTTTAAGCCAACTTCGTCTTTCTTGCCGGATCGACCATGGTTGCCGATGACGTTATAATAAACAACCTTAGGAAAGATAGAGGAGAGGTGTGATACAATTTCGCTGAGAACTTCAGATACGTATTGAACTTGTTCTACTAAATCTTCGTTTGATTGCACTCTGGTGCTTATATGTATGGTACCACTAATTTGGTCTCCTAAATTAGCAACATGTAGTGTATGTATTTCGTTCTTGAGTCCATAGTCTACAATCTTTGAGACCAATAAATTAACCCTAGCATCAAATATCTCTTTATTGAATTTATTAACAGAGTTATCTACTTCCATACCGAAATGCCAATCACTGAATAAAGCTAGTCCATGCTTGACATTTTCGACAGTTGAACTAGAGGGTTTAAAAGTAAGAGGCTTCTTTCGCTCGAGTAACTGAATCCCATCCTGCAAATCATCTCTCAATTTCTCAAATCTTGCTTGATTTCGGATAGCTTTGTTGTATTCACGTTTCTGGTCGAGCTTTCGAATTTTCTCTTTCTCTGCCTCAACCCGCATTTCTTCGTATTTATCTAGGATTTCTTTATCGAGGTTCTTGGAAAGGATGTAATCTTTCCAATTGCAATATTCTTTAAAGGATTTGCGCCATTTTGATTCTCCATAGTTGCTTCCATATTCTTTATTTAACAAATCAGCTATCTCATCAAAAGATGTTTTATAGGTATCTTTATTAGAGAAGAGTCGAACTTGATAGTCTAGAAAGCTTTCATTATTTCCTCTTTGTAAAATGTCGTGAGTCATCTAGTCACCACCTTAGTCTATAGAACTATCTAACTTATAATTTTCAAGTTCTGATGCTTCCTTGATGGTGATATCAATCATACGATTTTCTCCTTCAAAAGCGTCAAGTATTTCTTCTAACTGGTAAACTTTGATTTCGTCATCATATTCAGTCAGGGTGCCCGCTTCTAAATCAATCTTTGCTTTTTTAAACGTTTGGGTGATGTTTTGCTTCGCCATATTAATTTCTCCTCCTAATTGATCCTGTATTTATTTATACTTTGTATTTAACATCTCACAAACTGAGTTGATTTATATTTGCATTAAATACATCTGTAGAATCAGCTGTATTTTGATACAAATATTCTAAAAAACCTCCCCAAATTAGAAAGGGAGATTTATTAAAAGTTTATTAGGAAAGCTAATTTTACTATTGTAAGAATCTTTACACTTCATTTCCATTATTGACATACCATACCAGTGTGATATGTTGGAATGGAATGTAATGGAAGGGAAGGATTGGCTTTATGAAGAAATTAACAAAGGTTTTTTATTGTAATGTCGCTCTATTATTGCTTGTGCTGTTGCTCGTAGGGTGTTCAGGCGGTACAAACGATGAAGCAAAAACTGATGCTTCAAATAGTGAAGCCACTCAAAAATCCGACGATAAAACTAACAAAACAGAAGAGAACAATCAAGTAGATAAAGATAAATCCGAATCTACAAAAGACACAGAAGTATCTGGAACAGGGAGTTCAGATGAATCTACTACAGACAGTTCTGATGCATCTACAACGCAAGAGACTACAACAGATGAGTCCGAGAGTACTTCAAAAGGAGAATCTTCTGTAAACGAATCTAAGGAAACCTCTTCAGATGATGCAAAAAAACAAGAATCGGATAGTGGATCTGAACCCAAAGAAGAAGATGAATTATCAAATTATTCAGCTGCTCAGATTGAATACGCCCGAGTTTGGTTACAACTTGGAACTATAAAAGACATAGATGAATTAAATATTCGACATATTGCAGCTGGTGAATTAGTTAAACCTGATAATAATGAAAGTGCTGCTTATCCTGAAGATGTTATCCAGTTAGCAGGTGGTCGCTTAGTTGATGGTTCGGTAACATATAGTAGTAATGGTGATGGCACAATTAATGTTTACTCCGTTCCTTTGCGCTGGGATGGTGTTCCTGATGATGAACTTGGAGAAGGAGTAATTCGTGAAATAACAGAGGATATCATTAATAATACAAAGAAAGTTTCTGTTGATACGGGCAACAATGAAGAAATCATTAAGCTCATTGATTCTATGAACAGTAATTGACTTAGATATCACTGTCACCGATAATATTGAGATTACTATAAAAAAGGGGCGGTTCGTAATTTTTATGAACCGCCCTAGTATTAAATTAAAATACTTGAATAGCTTTTGCGTAATACATCTCTCGGTTTGCTAAGTGATTTGTACCACCATTTACTCTTAACGTCACAGCTCTTACTGTTGGATTTGTATCACATAGCGCATTCATATTATTGTTATGCCACCAGAATCCTGCGCTAGTCCATGGATAATGAGAAGCGACATAATTAACACCTTGGTTTACTATTTCTGGATCACCAATTGCTTTTGAGAAAGCAGTATAGTTGTAACGACCAGTTAATTGAATATAACCCCCTCCTTTGTACTTTGGACCATCGCCTGGTTGTGTATTACCTAGTTTAACACCTTTGGATGTATTGTATTCATAATCCCATCCACTGGCTAACTCTGTTCTATATACCCCACATGCTGATTCCTGACTACATTGGGCAAGAAAATGAGTGATTCTAGAACGAGTTGTAATATGATATCTTTCTAAACAGCTATTTAAATCTTTTAACATGGCATCTGAAATTTTTGAACTTGGCCATCCAATGTGATTTAGCTGACTTTCGGATACATATTTACCTGTTTTACCAGTTCCACCTTTGATTGGAGTCGAAGTATCCTTTCCAGTATCACTGCCACTACCATTGTCATAAACTTTCAATTTTTGGCCAACCTGAAGCTTGTTCGGATCACTGATACCATTTAACGATTGGATTTGGGACAATGTCATTCCAAAACGTTGTGCGATGCTACTCAAGTTATCTCCGGATACAACGATATATGTAGTGGTTTTTTGGGTTGGAGTATCCTTCCCACCATCATTGCTGCTACCATTATCATAAACTTTTATTCTTTGTCCAATCTGAATTTTATTTGGGTCACTGATATTATTCAAAGATTGAATTTGTGCCACCGTCATGTCATAACGCAGTGCAATACTACCTAGGTTATCTCCAGATTTAATAGTATAAGTAATGGTTTTACGAGAAGACCCTCCACTTTCAGACCCGCCCGAAGAGGAATAGACTTTCAATTTTTGACCAATTTGAAGCTTGTTAGGATCACTAATGTTATTCAATGATTGAATTTGAGCCACTGTCATGCCATATTTCTGTGCAATACTGCCTAGATTATCTCCAGATTTAACTGTATATGTAGTAGTCGGGCGAGTAGAACCGCCAGTTGAGCCACCTGAAGAGGCATAAACTTTCAATTTCTGACCAATTTGAAGCTTGTTTGGATCGCTGATATTGTTCAATGATTGAATCTGAGCTAACGTCATGCCATATTTCTGTGCAATACTGCCTAGGTTGTCTCCAGATCTAACTGTGTACGTAGTGGTTGGACGAGTGGAACCGCCTCCCGTAGAACCACCTGAAGTAGAGTAGACCTTCAAATTCTGACCGATTTGAAGCTTATTTGGATCAGTAATGTTATTCAAAGATTGGATTTGAGCCAGCGTCATGCCGAACTTCTGTGCGATACTGCCTAGATTGTCTCCAGATTTTACTGTGTATGTAGAGGTTGGACGAGTGGAACCGCCGCCTGTAGAGCCACCTGAAGAAGAATAGACTTTCAATTTCTGACCAATTTGAAGCTTGTTTGGATCAGTAATGTTATTCAAAGATTGGATTTGAGCCAGCGTCATGCCGAACTTCTGTGCGATGCTGCCCAAATTGTCTCCAGATTTAACAGTATAAGTAGTAGTCGCGCGTGTGGAGTCGCCACCAGTAGAACCACCAGAAGTGGAGTAGACTTTTAGTTTTTGACCAATCTGAAGTTTATTTGGATCAGAAATGTTATTCAAAGATTGGATTTGAGCCAGCGTCATGCCGAACTTCTGTGCGATGCTTCCTAGGTTGTCTCCAGATTTAACTGTGTATGTAGTAGTTGCCAAAATTATAACCTCTCTCTTTTTATTAATAGTTGCTGCGATTAATTCTGTGTTGTAATTTTATTTTACTTGTATGGATATTTTTTTTACCACCTCCTTAAGCTCTTTTCCAGCCTTAAAGGCAGGGGTTTTACCCGAAGGAATGACCATTTCTTCTTGAGTATGTAGGTTGCGAGCTTTTCGTTCGGCACGATTACGAACTTCAAAAGTACCAAACCCAACCAGTTGCACTTTTTCACCTTTTGCTAAGGTTTCACTAATTGTTTTGAGTGTGCTTTTAACCGCCGCTTCAGTGTCTTTCTTGGAAATTCCCGTTTTAATTGCTACCTCTTTAATTAATTCTGCTTTGTTCATATTTTGTTCCCTCCTTATCGAATATAATTTTATTTTACTTTTTACTAACAAATTTAGTTATGTCTTCAATATTTTCATCGAAGAAGATATATTCATTATTGTCTTTGATGTAAAACCCAAGCACATGATCCATTTTAGATTCATTGTCATCCAATACGATATATTGCTTACAAGACTTATCGACTATGAAATATTCACCATTAAATTTAAAATTGTTTTCAGTATCTATGTAAGACCAGTTTGATATGTAATCAGCATCTATCGGAATTCTGCCATTTCTGCTTTCATGTATAAGTTCTTTGCTAAAGTGTATAGTGCTTCCATCAAACTTAGGGTATTCAGCAGACCATTCACCCGCTTCGTTCTTCTTCAAATCATATGTAAACACATCATCATCACCTACCTCAATGTACTTATCTTTAGTGCTGTAGAGAATATTCATTTTATAAGTTTTAGTATCTCTCCACTTTTTAGCTTTTGCTGAATCTCTGTACTCAGCGTTTATAGTGGGGGAGAGCTCTGGGATAATCTCATTTCGGTAATCTTCAATAAGATCTTGGTCAATTGACTCGATTTCAGCAGAATAGAATCCCTGATCGTTGTTGAATTCAGAATAGCCGTATAAGTAATCATATACACTTTGATTAGCCAAGTTTGATATAACGGTTTCTCGCTTATTAATCGTGGAGTACTTGTCAGGTGTAAGGATTCCACCTTCCTGAGTTTCACGTAGAAGGTAGTTAGCGCAATCGAGTAACATCTTTCTAGTGCCATGGAAGGTAGTATAGTTAGTTATGTAGTTATCGAACTTATCTAATATGTATTGCTGTACCTGATTAACTAATTCAGTACCTGAATCAGAAGCACTTGAGTGTAATGTATGCATCCCGCCATTAGGGAGGTCTATTGTAAATATCACTTTTATCTACTCCCTCACTTATATATAATCGGTTTTTTTTGATGAAATTTATCCGTTTTGCGTCATGGTAGCGCATTTCTTACATTTAGACTTAAATCCATTGCTCTTTTGTTTGTCTTTTATAAAGAAATCTTCGGTTAAAGGTAATACCTTTTTGCAATAAATACATTCAGAGTAGTTCCATTCAACTTTAATGTAGTTTTCATCGGCCATTGAGTATTTCCACTGCTTGACATATTGATCTCTGATCTTCTTACAAGCTGTCTTTAGGTTTTTGGTAATTGCTTGTGCTTTCTGATTATAGAGTAAGGCAATATCAGCTTCTCGTAGTCCTGCTTCAAACAGTCCAATTATCTTTCGTTGCTTATGAGATAGCGGTACTTGGTGAATGTAGTAATCTAAATCTCCGTAAACAGCTGAAATTTCTGGATTTGTTTGGGCTAGGTGAGAGGCAGAGATGAATTTTTCCCAGAGAGAAGGATCATATCTATTCACCATAAGTCTGACAGGCTTAAACTTTATATGTAAAGGTATTTCTCCATCTTGCTGCTTCTTTAAAAAAAGCTCTTTTCTATGAATGTTAAGTCGCTGTTCGGCGAGCGTTATGGCAATATTGGCTACCTCTTCTAAATCAAACTGTTGAGATGTACTTAATTGATAAAAGTCATCGAATTCACTTCTATTTCTAATTAATCCTTCTATTACTTCCTCATCACTGAAGGAAAGAAAGCGGAAGGGATGTTCATGTTTATGTATATCACGTTTAACTGCTCCCATTAATTATTCCTCTCATATATAATTTTATTTTACTTAATAAAATAGATTATTCTCAATTTCACGTTTTAATAACTGGTATGTATAACGGCCGGTGTTAATAGTTCCATTCCATTTGTAGTCCTCATACAATTCTAACTCATCATCATAGGCCAGGTTGTCTTTAATCTTTTCCTCAAGATACTCAATCACCTCACTTGAAGTAATTATAAAGTTGTATTCCATACGCTGCCTCCTTCCTTATGTACCTAATAACCTAATTTTATAACGCAACGAAGTATTAGTCAATTATATTTTATTTTATTTGCTGGACAAGATAAGTAAAATTATGTAATGTTTATTGTGAACAAGTTAACAGGGAGGTGAGACTATTGACTGGAAAAGAACTAAAGATGATGAGGATAGGGTTAGACATAAAAGCATGCGATATTGCAAAAAAGCTTGTACTATCTAAACAATACATAAGCATGATGGAGAACGATAAGCGCCCGATACCTGAACACTTATTAAGCAAATGGACTGCACTATTAAAATAGAGGAGAGATATTAATGGAGAACAATTCATTCGAAATACTAGTTAAACCAGTGAGACAAGTATTTTACGATACAGCAACGGGCTATGGAGTATATGCATGTGATACTAAGGAAAAAAATAAGGTTGAGCTTAACAATTATGGCAACTTTACTATAAACGGTAATTTACCATTCAGGTTAAATCTATACAAAGAATATAAAGCAAATGTTAAAAGGGAGAAGGGTAAATATGGAATTAGCTATAAGGTAAATTCAATTTTCGAGCCTATACCTGAAACAAGAGAGGGACAGATCGAATACCTTAGATACATACTTACAGATAAACAGGTAGAAGAAATACTTAAAGTTCATCCTTCCGGAAATATACTTAAACTTATCGAAGAAGATAAACTCGATTATAAAAACATCTATGGTATTGGTGTCTTTATTTATGGAAAAATTAAAGACAGAGTAAGAGAGAGTAAGGAGTACCAAGCGGCTTTTGCATTTCTAGGTAAAGCTTCACTCCCTCAGAACCTAGTTATAAAGTTAATTAAGCATTTCAAGACTTCTGCTCAGCTTATCTCAGAGATGAAGAAAAATCCATATTGTATCACTCAAGTAAATGGCATAGGGTTTAAAACAGCGGACCCAGTTGCGCAAAGCCTCGGTGTTAAAGCCAACGATCCTTATAGAATACAAGCAGCAATTGAATATGTAGTTGATCAAGAATCTAATAAAGGTCATGTTTATTGCACTATCGATAAAGCAATTGATGAAGTACATGCACTTATTAATGTAAACCACACATCAATTAGTGAGCAGATTCATAATACACAAGGTCTCTATGTACATAATGATCGGCTCGCACTTAAGTCCCTATACAAAGCTGAGAAGACCATATCAGATAAAATAAAACAATTATCAAGTTGTGGTAGTGGCGTTTTAGAACTTGATGTAGAGAGATTTTTAGATGAGGAAGCAGAGCAGAGTGGCATTCAATTAAGTGAGGAACAGCGAAGTTTCTTCATTAATATGTTTAAATATAACTTTCAATTGCTGGTAGGTAACGCGGGAGCAGGAAAAAGTATGCTGGTTTCAATTCTAATTAAGATTATCGAAACATTGGGTAAAACGTATTCCATGATGTCTCCAACTGCCAAGGCTGCGAAAGTATTAGCACAATATACTGATAGGCCAGTTACAACCATACACAAGGCAATTGGAGTGGGATTAAGTCCAGATATGGAAGAAGCCCAGCAGGTAAACAGTGAGTTTGTAATAGTGGAAGAGACTTCTATGTTGGATTCGGTATTGTGTGCGAAGCTGCTAAGTAAATGCGTAAATCCTAATGTCAGGATACTATTTATTGGCGATAATGCACAGATTCCTTCGGTAGGAGCTGGAAACATATTGCACGATCTTATTAATAGTGACATTCCTAAGACAATTCTTACTCAAGTATTCAGACAGAAAGAAGGGGGCATTTTAGATATAGCAACAAGAACCAGGAAACAGGAGAGATTCCTCGATAATTCAGATAAGGGGATAATTGAATTCGGTAACAACTGTACTATAGCATGTGTTCCCCAAGAAAAAATGGAAGATGGGTTTATTTATTACTATAAGAAACTACTTGAAGAATACGATCCTGAAGAGATAATGGCTTTATCACCTACAAAGAAGAATGGGTTTGGGACAGTCGAAATCAATAAATACATACAATCCGTAGTAAATCCTGAATCAATTGAGAAGAAAGAAATCACTCATGGTCAGGATGAAGTTACTTTTAGAGTACAAGACTACACTATGAATACAACAAATACTTACAATATCGAGGATGTTCAGGGCGATCTAACTACAATTGTTAATGGTGATACCGGTAAAATTATCGATGTTAATCCAGATAAAAAAGAGATTATCGTAGATTTTGGATCTTCTGAGATACCTTTAGAAGCACATCAACTGAAGCAATTGATGCACTCATGGTGTATAACATTACATAAGAGTCAAGGTTCGGGATCCCCTGCAGTAATAATGCTTATAGACAAATCTCATAAATTTAGCCTTAATACCAATTTACTGTATACAGGAATTACAAGGGCTAAGGAGAAGCTTATTATTATTACTCAGGCTGAAACTTACAACTATGCGTTAAAGAAAATGACCAATCTTCAAAGAAATACTTTTCTTAGAGATATGCTAGAAGAACAGGAGCAAGGATTTAGTTTCTAAAATAAAATAAAACTAAGTGATACGGTTATATAGGAGTCTCTGAGACGATATTAATTGTTTCGAGTGTCATTACACTCGGAGACACTACAGCGGCTCTAAGACCCCTTAAAAGTAAAATAAAAGGATGGTCGAATTGAATACAGATGGTTTAAAAGAAGGATTAATAATTAAGAACTATAAGGAGCTTTGCTCTTTGTTAAAGATTGAGTTCAAGACGAGTAGTAAAAACAGAGAATACCAACTGAAGGAGCTCAGCAGATACTGTATGTTCACTAAACAGGGGCATAAGTATCTGATTAATGATGTTTATAATACCCCCCTGCCTAAACAAGACAACAGGGGACTGAGCAAAGGCAGTCGTGGAAATCGAAATGTATACGGTGATTATCTGCAGATGCTTATATTGGAGCTACTAATAAGAAGTAATTCAGGGAAGGAGCTGCTGATTAGTCGTTCCAGACTTATGAAGGCGTTAAAGGTAGTTAACGAAAATTATCATCGATTCATTAATCGGCCAGATAAATTATCAGAAGTGGTGGATATCAAGACAAGCACCATAAAGGACTTTTATGCCACTACGGATAATAACTTGAAAAATGCTATTGAAACGGCATTAAAGAAGCTGCAAAATAAAAGGTTGCTTATGTATAAAACGAGTCAAATAGTAGTTACACAGAACAACGAGCTAAGGGAACCAACATATGAAGAAGCACAATTAATTATGAATCTGGAGAAGACAGTACTTAATACGATGGGATATGGAGACATAGACAGCGTGAGAAAATCCAGTGGTTGGGAATTATTCAAGGAGAACGTTAAAGAACTATTGGCTAAGAACAGTGAGATATCATATTATTTCAATGCTTACCACATTACATTAAATGAGAACCACGCCAATGAAGAGCATCAACAACTAGCCAACCAGACAATTAATGTAGCGCTTGAAAGTGGAGCTGAGAACGTTAAGAAAGTAAATAAGAAGGTAATTGAGAGTCTTAATAAGAATGCAGCAAGAAGGCATGCAAAAGGATTTCTAAATGGCAAGAGCGGTAAAGTTAGATCAGAAGAATCTTATCCGAAGGACGTACAAAGCTTAACCTCTATACTGATTGATCGTAAGGCAGATACAATGTAGATATGTCTTTTCAAAAGTTCCCGAGGAGAATGGGTAGTAAATATGTGTTTTCATACATTTAGATAGATAATATAAAAAAATATGCCTTTTCAAAGTACCTAATATATATATACTTAGGATGTTTGAAAAGGCATATTTTTTGTTTTCTGCCTATGTATTAATATTTAAGACGATTAGTACAAGTGATTTTCTTGTACTAATCAATGTGTTATTTTGCGTCCTTTGCAAAGTAACACCCATATTTTACGTAACTTAACTCTGTATATTAGGACTATATATAATACAACTTATCCTACCCGCTTCGCTGCTAGTCTAAATTGTATTATATATAGTTTTGTCATCCCCGAGTTTCGGGTCTGACACTTGTTTATATGGGGTCTATGGTGTCATACTTACCTGATCTAATGTCCGCAAGTAGAGGCAGAATGAAGGATTTAAAGTAGGGGAGTCTAACGTGTCTTATTTCAGTAAGGTAGTATATGTATTCTCGATCTGTATTTGTATCTCTGAAGGTTATAACTCGTTCACCCATGTCTCTTACAACGGAGACTAACTCATAGCGCATATATATCACCTCCTATTTAGATGATACATTTATTAGTTTAAGCAGGTGTTAGGAAAATGTTAAATAAAATTTAGGGAATTAGGGCGCCATATTGAGGATGAGGAAGAAGCCGTTCAATCGTAAAATTGGAGCTTATGGACAAATGAAGATGCATACTGAGTGATATGATTAGGCTAGATGGAGGCATATGAAGATTATTGAATCGCAGGATAGTTGGTATAAACGAATATTAAGACATGTGGAGATAAAAAGAGGGAGAGATAATAGTAAGTGGAGGAGGAGATATATGCATAGATCAGGAGGCTGACGATTGAGTTGACGATTAAAATGGGAACCGGGCAAGGGAAAACGCAAAAATAGTAGAGGTGTGTAAATGTAAGAGCTACAGGAATATTTGGGATAAGAAGCTGAATTTTGGATGTTTTTGTACCCCCCTTACACTAAAAACCTGCGCATAAGATACGTTATGCGCAGGTTATGGTTAATATTGGTAATTGTATGTATTTAGAGAATCCAGTTTTCAGAGCCGAGGAAGTAGCTTTTTTTAAAAATAGATTGTTAACAGTCAGCTTGCTCCATAGGGCGTTAATGCTTTTGAAATCGTATTGTAACAGCGGCTGGGATTCCGACTACATCTATACTCACTTTATACAATACAACTATATTTATTAATCTATAAATCCATCTATCATATCAAATATTTACTTAATAAATAAACAAGTAAAATAAAATAATTATTGTAATTGTATCGATTTTCCTGTATAATATTACTTATAGGAGGTGGTAATAATGTTTGATTTAATCTTGCTCTACGTAGCCAAAGTTACAGCAATCCTGCTAGCTTTCATCACAATAGCAGAGAAAGTCCAAAACATGGCATACAAGAAACAAGAAAAGCGTTCCAAACGTAAGCGCTCGGCGACCAACCAAAAACGCAAACGTAAGAAACGCTAATCAAATCATTATCTAGGGAAGGGGTTAAAAACCCTTTCCCATATCACTTATCTATAATATAACACCTTATAAGGAGTGTATGCAAGCATGAAGAAACTAATACAATATTCCTCTAAATACTCATTTTTTGTATTCGTATTACTTTATCTTACTATACGTGATTATCCTTTTGGAGATACCTTACAGACAATAGCGGATATAGCTTTACTTGTTGCAACTATAGTCACCATCATTTCAATTGTAGTTGAAAGACGTACCAAATAACATGATAAGTAAAGAAGGGTATGCTTTCCCTTCTACATACTGAGATAAAATAAAATTATATAACAGACCAATCAACTTAAAGCGGTAACTTATTCATTAAATATCAAAACGTATAACAGCACGTCCGATTAGTTACGGGGACTTTTTAGCGGATCCTCAATTCAAGAGGAGGACTCAATGGACCCTTAAGCAATGACGAGTTAAAAGATTCAGCTTTCATACGCAAAATAACTAATTAAAGGTGTAATTGAGTTGTTTGAACGATATGCATTAAAAGAAAGGGTATCACAATCAAAATTCCAAAGGAACGGGAAGAATATTGTTCAACGCTAAACTACATGCTACATTGAACCGTTAATTATAATACCCTGATCAATTCCAGTTTGATACAATAGTGGGTGGTAGAGACTATAAAATACTTTGAAGTATACTTTTAAGTCTTTTGCAAATCATTGAGAAAAATGTCTTCTTAGAATTAAATAACCAGGAGAGTAAAAATGAAATATTTTTATATTGCTAGATTAAACGGACTGAAGATTGAAGGTAAGTTAAATAGAGGGATTCAAGTAGTAGACAATTTACGTATCTCCAATAACAAAGATAGAATAGAAAAAAAATGTGACGATTTTTTTAAACACCTGGTTGGTAAGTTAGAATATGATCATTTATTTGAAGGTAGTTATGTCTATGCTGAAGGTGATTACGAATTTGATAAGCATAATGATGAAGCAAAGAGAATGGATCTATTAAACTATTTCTTGAAGGTAAGTCAAGTTGTAAGTTCTTGTCTTTGGTTAATTAAAGATAATAGTATTTCAACAGAACAAGGTTTCTTATATATTTACGGAAACGAATTCATAAAAAAATCTGTTAGTTCAAATGGTAGAACAAATAATTTCCTAAACGCTACCGGGAATAGAGTGGAAACATTATATACTTTAGATGAGCTTAAACAAGGCTTAGATATCAATCAAAAACAATTCAACAGTAAAGATATGGCTAGGTTAGATAATGCAGCAGCGGCTGATATGGTTACAAATAAGGCTACTCGTTTAGAAAGGTTTAATAATTTCCTCGATACTGCAAGAACCGAGATTTATGTACCAAACAAAATTTCGACGTATTGTACTGCCTTAGAAACACTCCTTTCAACCGATAACCAAGAAATCGGGCATAAAATAGCAGAAAGACTAGCAAGATTATTAGGTAAAGACTCTACTGAGAGAATAGAGATCTTTAACTTTATCAAACTAGCCTATGGTATTAGGTCAGCAAATGTTCATGGCGATAAATTGCCGAAGAAGTTTCGAGATCTTAATGCACAGTATGAAGTGTCAATTAAGCTAGATAATTACATACGTAAATTTTTCACACTTGTTTTAGAAAATGAAGAGCTGATTACCTTATACGAAGGTGATAATAAAGAGGATTTAAATATGTACTACAGAGAGCTAATTTTTACTTAATAAAATGAATCCCAATCTTTAACAGAATCGGATATCACTCCTTTAGCTAAGGATATTAATACCAAATTAAAGAACCTTGAATAAGTTAGACAATATTGTGAAAGAAGTGATTTGATGAAGGTGAATGTGAAGAGCATGTGCCCTGAATGCAACAGAACAAATAGAGATAATTCCCAGCTAATTGACGTTAATGTACCTTTAAATGAATCGGGTATATATACAGTGGAGTGTAGTTTTGGACATAAGACACGACATATTATGGGTGTTCAGCATTTCGAAGTTTTATTTGAGTTAGGTATTATGTCATTATTAGATGGATACTATCGGGAAAGTATACCAAATTTCACTGCCGCGTATGAACGCTTTTATGAGTACTGTATCCACCTATTCTTGATAAAAAACAATGTGGGGGTAAAAGAAAGAAAGGCTACTTGGAAAAGAGTGTCAAATAACTCAGAATATCAAGCTGCTGCATTTTATTATATGTATCTAAATGAATTCAAAGAAGTACCTCCTGAAGTAGATCAGAAAAAAATAAAGGCTTTTCGCAATAAGGTTGTTCATAAAGGTTACTTTCCTCAAGAAGAGGAAACTCTTGAATATGCTAGGTATTGTTACGAATATATTGTTGGGATTCTTCAGAAAATGTTTTCAAATGAAGAGTTTCGTGTTTCCTCCTTCCACTTTGATGTAGAGGGTAGGTTTTCTCAAGAGGAAGGTTTGGATACGACAAGTATAGTTCCAATTACAATGATAGGTACACAAACTGGAGCACAAGATTTCAGTGATCGTGATTTTGATGAAAGATTGGATTATATTAAAAACCATAAACGTTGGATTATTAAATAAAGCATCCCAAGTAGGGTGCTTTTTCTATTAGAGTTGTAGATAACTACGACGGAGCCTAGGGCAACACGCATAAAAGGAAAGGATTGAAATTGAAGAAATACATACTGGATGCCTATGATCTTGATTCGATAAGATGATATGGATCTTTTACCCTTGATCTGACAGTGTGCACTTTTGGATGTGCTCTATATATTTCGGCTATTGCATTAGCATGTGTTTCTAATTAGCTGAATCTTGTTTTATGATGATTGAAAATATCAACCAAACTTGTCCATACGATACCTATTTCATTAAGCATTTCTTGATTTATATCATAATCCTTAAACAGTAATTTCTTTACTAATGTCATTTGTAATCCCCCTTATCTATTGTATTATCATACCTCTGTGTGTATTAAATGTGCATTTAATATCTCGAACTGAAGATCTATTGTATAATGTAGGGTACTACTAACAATTGTGGTTATTAATACCTTATATTTTTAAGTTAAAGATATATTAGGAGTAGTAATCACTTCAGCTGACAATTAAATTTCAGTTTTATAGAGAGAAAGAGAGAGATACTATGGCATTTGAAGATACCTATAACAATATAAAATCAAAAGTAGCGACTATGGAAGCAACAGTAAGAGTAGATAAAATTCAACAAGATGGAATATTAATTCATACAGTAGAGGACTTTCTGAAGCTGTGTAGCACTTTAAAATCAGAAATAGTATTTTATCAGTACATCAGTTATGATCCAGAATCCTATCTTATACGGACAGACAGAGAATATCACAACGTTAAAGCCTTAAACGATGAAATAATTAATAAAATAATTGGATACAATAATTCGCTTCCAGGTTTCAATTCTGATGAACCTATACAACTTATTGTTTACCAAGTTTGCTTTGGTCAGATCTATTTCTATTATGAGGTCAACGAACGTTATTTGCATCTAGTTGAACCAGACATAGAATTAGAAAATATCATATTAGATGTGACAGAGAACATAAGTGATCAAGAAATTAATGACTTAAGAAATCAAGAGATTAAGGCTAATAGGAATCAGCTCAGTGAGGTAGTAGAAATCATAACCAATCATAAAGTGTTCCAAGCAGCAACTAATGAGGCTAGCACAAAAGAATTTGCTATAAGCTTTTTTGATGAGTATCCAGAGTATTATAAAGTTATTAATAAAGCTCAACACATTCACCCTATTAAGTATGTTATAAATTTGGGCATTAAATATCGCAAAGCAAATAAATGAATGGTTATTAGGATAAAATACGGATTTTATTAAACGGTAAGAGTGGAGGGTATATTCTTGAATGAAGACAAAAAAAACGATAAACAAGGTCACTATTACTTAGCCACATTACTCGTAAGGCTATTCCCGAATCAAATAAGAACTATTAGAGAGAAAACTACACATGTGGCAAGAGATTTATTAAAGGCTCTGCAAGAAATGCAACAGGATATTGAAATTATAAGTGAGGTAGAATCTGAGTTAAAAAAAACTCTACTTCAATTAGGATTCCCACCCAACTTGGATCATCTATATACTAGAAGCTATAGTGAACTACTATGCAAAATAAGGAGCTCACATACTGAAGATCAATTACTGAAAGATCTAAACGAATATATGTGTAATTTATTTAATGATGAGGTTATTGACGAAATTTTTATGGAATGGGAAAGTTTTCACTCAATTAATAGGAGACGAAAAATCTTACATGAAATTATAGAGTGTCACAAACACGGATTTTATTTTACATCTATTCCGGCTGCCCTTACTCAGATTGAAGGGAGCGTTATGGATGCTTTCAAAATCACTGGTGAAACGAAAAATGGAGCTCATTATATTATGCTGGAAGAGCTTTTAGAAACTGATTTTGAAAAAGAGGTACATGTTTTTTATACAGATCATATTAAGGGAAGGTTTATTTTAGGTGCTGATTTAAGAAACGCTATAGGAAGAAATGCGATACTTCACGGCTATGATACTGGTTATGGTACAGAACTAAGTTCGTTAAAAGTCATTCTATTTTTAGACTATCTATTCAAAAGAATAGAACTTTTAGATGATAGTGATATAAAACCTTTTTTAGAAAGGAATAGAAATAGAATATTTAAATAAGGAGCATACTTGTTTGGAGTTTTAGTTAATCAAAACTTTTTGAACAATGGATAAACAAGAGGCATTCCAGAAGGCATTTTAGCCATATTTCTAATGGTGCTTTAAAGAGACAAAATAGGGGGTGGGACAATAGATTTAAATAAAACCAGTAAACCAGTCTTTTATTTGTTAAAGTTTTAGATATAAGCAATGAAGATGAAAGTTTATTGAAGGTGGACTTGAGGATGACTTAATTCCTTCCCTTGTAACTTTACATAAGAAAAGACCGGTCAAAACTTTCTAGTGTGTAGAAGTGGTTACGACATATAAGTGAAATAAAATAAATTATTGACCTATAATTAGTATAGTTTTATAATTTAGTTCTAATCAAATTAGTGGGGTAAATTAAAATGAACTTAATTAAATGGGCAGTGAATGATATAAATAATCTTATCTGACTGAGTTATGGATCGAGCGAGATGCTTATATTGATACTTTAGAATTGCGAGGTATAAGACCAGTTTGTCATCTAGTGCGATTACAAGTAAAACAATCAAAGATTACCACGAGGAGTACAACCAATATAAGCAAAACTGTTTAGATATTCGGATTCCATACCATTGTTTCGATAGTTGGTTACTAAACCAGAGTTTAGAGAAGAAAGGATTAAACAAAGAGGGAAAAACTAGCTGTATTAGGCTCAATGCCATAACTCAATTAAAGAGAAGGCTGTAATTAGGAGCAGACTGAAGAACGAATTTAGTATTGAAGTTTATTCCAGAGGAGGGCAACGTTCTTTGTGAGCATTAAATTTGTATATTAATATATAAAATAAAATTACATATTTATTTATATTTGTTAAGTTGTAAATAGAAAAAAGACGATAAATTAACAAATGATTTAGCTTGCTTGGAGTAAAAAAACACCTCACCCCTTGATATATAAATTCTGTCAGCATAGACGATTCAATCTAATGCAAGCCATAATGGCAAGTTTGCCAATAGAATGGTTAGCCAGTATAACGAACAACATTATAAAACAACTTTGTATGTAGAATTTAGATAATGCAGGTCAGTACACTTTTTTAGTTAAAATGAACCTGAAGGAAAACTTGAAGAGCGATCGGTTTTTAAACTTTGAAGATGTTTATGAATAAGAGTATAAGTTAATTTAATTCACTTATATATAATTAATTTGTATACTAATTAAAAGGCACATTTTATCTCAAAAACCTAGATAAATTTGGGTCTTTTAGTTGTGTTCTAAAATCACATATGATAAGATTTATTCAAATAAAATAAAATGAATGGAAATATGAGTGGAGGGGTATAATGTTAACAGAGATCTTTGATTATTATAAGAGAAACATTCGTCGGTTGAATGAAAAACAATTGAAGAAAACTTTGCATGATATCAATAAAACTCAACGATTGCTGCATGTGGGAATCAATGAATTAAAAGTGAAACAGAAGGAAGAAATGAGGTGTCTAAATGGGTGATTCTATAATAAAATTTCCGAGCACTTCACTTCAAGAAGATATCTACATATATCTAGAAGAATTGCAAAATCACTCACCTAATACTCGAGAAAGTTATGAGAGGGATATCAGAGAGTTTTTCTTTTTTAAACCAGTTGAAAAAAAATTAGAACATGTATATGAAAACGATATGAAACAAATTAGAAAAACTGATTTATTAAGTTATAGAAACTATCTCTCTACAATAAAGAATAATAGCAATAAAACTATAAATATTAAGATCTATTAAAAGTTTCTTTCGTTTCTTTGCTTCAGAGTTTAATCTTAACCTATCTATTTTTGATTTCAGACAATTAACTGAACCAACTGATAGAACATATGATCCAATTAGTATTACTGAAGTTGACTTATTTACAGATGCTGCATTAAGATTTGAACTTCACAACGCTAGATCTAAATGTAATCTATTGAAATTTGCAGCCAGAACCTCTTTAAGGCTTTCTGAGTGTCTAAACATCTTAAAAAGAGACTTGGTGGTATGTAAGGACTATGTAAAAGTAAAAGCATTACAAAAAGGAAAGAAAGAATTTGAAACAGCAATCTCTATTGATTTTTATCGAGAGTTATTAGAGAGTGGACTAAAAAATTTGTCGGATAATGATAAAGTCTTTGGTGAACTAAAAGCAAGAACAATTGAGACTATGATTCAAAGGTTAAAAAAGCACATAGGATTTTCTGAGGATCGTAATATAGTGTTTCATAGTTTTAGGGGAGTAGCAATAAATTATGAGTACGATGTCTCAGGGGATATTAAGAAGGCTATGCTACAAGGCAATCATAGTAATTCTGTAACTACTTTCAAATATTATCTTGATAAACAGAGAGACCTTTCAAATGCACCAGGCGTTAAAATGGATAAAGAAGAAAATAGAGAATTCTTAAAAGAACTCTCCAAAGAAGACTATATGAATTTTTTTGAGAATGTTAAAATAGATACATTAAATGAATTAAAAAGATATTTGAAGAATAGATAAAAAGGAATGATTTCATGGTACAATTACTCACAGAAGAATCGGTTTCGACATTAACCGACAAATTAATCGAGACAATTGACTCTTTAAGACACGAAAAGAAATTTACAAGTAACATTAAACAATTTTTAGCAACTAATTACAGCTTGTCTCCAGGACAGGTGCAAGGAATTATTAATGATACTTCTAAAATAAAAGGACTTAACTCCCCAGAACTCTATGTGTATGCTGAAGCAGTCTACAACTTTACTGAAAAGGAGGAAGTAGATCCTGATAAATATTATCCAACGAGAATGGCAAAAGAGATAGCTACAGAATTTAAGGGAGAAACAGAGGAAACTGTTTCATTTCCGTATGTATTTGAAGGTATTGAACAAGTTGCTGAGGACGACTTTATTGGTACTATAAAAGCCTCTGAAATTAAAAAGCTAATGGATAGTCAACTTATACAATATAACTTTGATACTCAAAGAGAGGCACGACTAAGAAAAAACAGCAAGACAGAAGAAATAATCCCAATTCCTAAAGTCAATGAATCAAGTGTGAATGAAATAGTTAATCTAATTAAGAATGATGATTTAATTTCTTCAATGCTTACTTTTAATGCGCGCTTAGGATCTGGAGACACTCCTGGAGAAGAAATAATATATAATTCAGATGATCGGACTTTAACGATAAATCCTGGTACACTGTTTGACTGTATGGATGGATTTCACCGGGTCTCCGGAATTGTAACTGCATTACTACAATATCCTGATAAGGACATGATCTTTAAGATAAACATTCTAAACTTTACAGTGGAGAAAGCTCGAGCATACTTTGCACAAATGAATACGGTTAATCCAGTATCAAAAGCACAGATTGAGCGTTTTGCTAAAAAGAATTATTCTACATTTGTTGTAGAACAATTAGAGTACTCAAGTGAACTTAAGAGTAGAGTTTCAACTTCTCATGGTATGAATAGTAAAGCAGTAGTAACCTTTAATACGTTAACGGCAGCAATAGATGAAAATTGGTCACTAAAAAATAAGTTTGAAGCTATTCAACTAAGTAAATATCTTGGAGAGTTTATAAATAACTTGTTCTATGCATATCCAGAGGAATTTCTAGGAGATAGTAAAACATCTCGGCCATATTTAACTATGAATAATATGTTTTTCGGTTATATGAAATTGGCTAAAAGGATGCAGGAGAATAATGTTAGTCTAATGAATTTAAATAGCATTTTAGATAAGATAGATTTTTCAAAAGATAGTAAAGACTTTACAAGCACTAAGGGAAAAGGTGCTAAACAACAGTTGGATATTATAAGGAATGTGTTTAGTGATATTAGTGTTACAATTTAGGAGGAAATCTTATGGCTAAGCTGTACAATAATGAAATGAAAGAGGCTTTCTTAAGACATTTAGAAAAAACCCATAATGAAGAAACAGCTAAAGTTTATATGTATTCTTTAAAGAGAGCAAAGGAAATGGAAGAGTTTTTAAATAAAGATCTTTCAACATTTACAGAGAAACAAATTTTAGAAGTAATAATGGCTGGGGATCATGCTAGTGAAACTGCAGCTAGAAGTGTATTAACTCATTTAAGAAGTTATATTAATTGGGCAATTGTAAATGGCTTAACCTCTTCTAATATTAATATGGCGGATAGAATTACAACAGATCATTTAAAAACAGCGATTGGGCACAATAAGAAGTTCCATATAACCGAAAAGGATTTAATCGAGCTAGAAAACAACCTTGTTAACGCGCAAGATAAGGTGGTTGTTCGACTTATATTTGAAGGTGTATTTGGTAAACAATTTGCAGAGATAAGAAATTTGAAAAAAGATGATATAGATACAACAAATAATAGTATATTGTTAACTGATTTGAAAAATGAACAGAGGAATCTTAAAGTTAGTAGTACATGTATTAAGGTAATTAAAGATGCTTTAGATCAAGAGAATTATGAATACAATAACGGTAAGTCTACAACATCAGTAAAAGATGCACCACTATTAGATAACGGATTTGTAATAAGACAGAAATTGGCCGGAAGAAACCGAGAAGGCTCAAATGAACCTATACCTAGTTTTCATATATATCGTATTTTTGATGTGTTAAAAACAGTAACTAACAACCCATATCTAGATCCAAACAAAGTGAGACAATCTGGACAGCTTTATTGTGGATATAAACACCTAATGGATGGCGGCACTTTAGACAATGACTTTTATGATAAATTATCAGATCGGTTCAATATATCAAAAAGACAAAATTTCCATAAGTTAAAAAATGAGGTTAATGAAGAGTCAATTAATAGTTTATATAGCATTAAAGAAAACCATCCAAGCTAAGAAGGGTGGTTTTTTGCTGGAGTTAGTAAAATAAAATACAAAAAAATGTGGTAACCCGGGATATCTTATAGTAAAATGGTAGCAAATCAACTTAAATATGTAAAAAGAATGCCCTTACAGAAGATGCGGAATTCACATTTAGTAAAAAGGTAGTAATCCATTTAGATCGCTGTGCATTGCAGTGCAGGGAGAAGCCATCTCCCTGCACTGCGGAGGTTATTCTTTATCAACCCACTCAATAGATCGTCGTCTACGCGGCAATTTAGCGCAAAGGCGATTTAACGGGCTGTAGCAATGTTCATTGATGGTATCTGCCCGGTTACATAGTTAAGCCTATATCTTCCAAAATCTAGCTAATTCAAATAATGACCCTTTCATGATATTGTCAACGGACAGTCTCATCGTGTTAAATTGCTTGCATGTCAGCTGGGTAATGATACCTATTATTAGTCCTATAAACGTTCTGCTTATAGGCAATACATTACATAAATTTGCATATTTGCTGGAAAAATGCACGAACACAATGTATAATTAAAAGAACAAAAGCGAACATTTGTTCTTATTTAAATTAAAATGGCAAATTTTATTCTTAGGAGAGAGATAACTTGAGTAAAAAAATAGCGCAGGTAAGCCTTACAGTCAATGTAACAGTTCTAGTAGATGTAGAACAGGATCCAGCAGACACCGAAGAACAGCTCAGAGAGGCTGCAATTGAAGCTCAAGATGATCTCTATGTTACTCAAGATGGGGAACGCAAAAAGTTAAGAATTGAAGGCATACACGTTGATGATGCTTACGTACTTGAAGATGAAGAAATAACTGGATCATACATAGAAGATCTTGAAAGGTAAAATAAAAAAAGAGGCTAATTATTAGCTTCTTTTTTTATTTTACTTGTCGATAATTTGATGGAAAAAGAACAAATTATATCAAATTTATTTGGCGCTTATAGAGAGGAATGATTAGAAATGAGCTACGTTGAAGGGCATAAAATAACAAGCAATAAACAATAGTAGCCAGACTATACTGAAATAACCCTGATTAAAGAAGCTAAAGCTGTGTACTGCTCTTTTTAACACAAACAATAGCTTAGTAAATGAATGCTGATGGAGTATTTTTGATTAACAATATTGATAAAAAGTGAATTTTATCGCATAGATCATTAGCATATTTTTTAATACCGTTATGCTAATCCACCTCATTATTTTTACCACGCATACACTATTATTAGGAAAGAGGTGGAAAATATGAATAGAGGAAACCCATTTAAGCGGAGAAGGTATTGGAGAGAACAGAAAGACTGTCCATGCCCTGTGGCCCATTGTGAAGCAAGTGAGTGTGAAGAGCGAAGAGAAGCATTTTCTTCTGGAGGAACTTATATTGCAGACAATCCTAGTATAGGACTTGTTGAATATTATAAGCGAACTGACTAGCTTTTATAAATGCAAAATGTGTACAGAGATACCTGGATTTTCACTGGCAACAGTAGATCAGTTAGCCATAGCTGCTGGGGATTTTTTGACTAATGGAGAACCTTTATGTCCAATGTTAATTTGGGCGCAACGTAATGGTATGCCTGTACTCGTACGTGTTGATCCATCAAGCTCTAGTCCAATAGTTGAAATTAACGAGAAGATTTCCCACAAATGTTTAGCTTACAGTGTGTGTTCTAGAGTACTTGTGCCATAGTCAGCCGTGAATAATCGGCTAACTTAATCCGAGTGAACAAAGTAGAACAAAATAAGTAAATTAAAAAAGGAAAATATCGCCTTAGTTTTTTGTACCATGAATATATTTCAATAAAGTTGAAGTTAGGCTCTTTCGTTCAAGGGTCTAACGGTTAATTAGCACACATTCTTTGATATCATTATGAAGTCAACTTCCATAATGGGAACCACTCATAAATAGTAATGAGGAAAGAGGTGAGAAAATGACTCGAGGAAATCCCTTTAAACAAAGAAGATATCTGAGAGAACAGAAAGGCTGTCCGTGCCCTGTAACCCCTTGCGAATCACTTGAGTGTGAAGAGCCTCGGGATGATTTTGAATCTGAAAATCCACACTTTTGGCAAAATCCTGATCCATTAGGAGTTAACTTAAACTTTTATTTTGTTAATGAGTTGTCAGGATTTGAACCATGTACAGAACTTCCTGGGTATGACCGCCCGTGCTTTCAGAGATAATCCAAATTAGTTCATCATTTCAAGTTGATGGTTGCTTCTTATGTCCTATGCTGGTATGGATTACGAACAATGGCATCCCAACTCTAGTGTTATTATCTCCTGATAGCAATAGCCCCGTTAGAATATTAGCTACACCTTCCTTAACTTGTCGTGCTTATAAAGTATGTGTTCGACCTGTTTTATAACACGCCAATGCTTACCGGCTTGTCTACATATATATAAGTAAAACTATCTTTTTATTTGTAGGAGGAGCAAGACATAGAAGGCAATAGATATAGGAAACTTAAAGGGAAAGTCTTTTCTCACAGCGTATTTCTCCCAAGCAATCCTAAATACTCGTGTAGTTTTAAGTCACTGTCCCCATCATGCCACTCAGATATTCTATAGTAAACATTATCGTTAGTGAGTTTCATACTTACAATCTTTTCTTGATCAATGTAGATTCTAATTGGTATTCTTACGTCTTTTAATACTTCTAGAATCGTTTACCTTTCCCCAGTCGAACAAATCCACTTCTTTTGCTTGTTCACTATTAATAGATCGTACGCTACCATCTTCTTTCAGTATCTGGTACGATATTATTGTTTTGAATACATTCTCTTCTCTTAATATGTACGGATATATCTTTCCAGTTTTGTTTTCAACAACATATCCTTGAAATTCGTTAAACCTAGGATGCTCTTTAAAAATAATTGTTGGATTGCTTTTAGAGCGAAACCAATTTAGTAGCTTATTTTAAGTAAGTACGCTACGATAGCAAGTACTATAGCTGTAACAAGTCCACCTACAGCACTTACTATAATCTGATCAAGTAAAGTGAGCTTTGTTTTTATTAGATAAGATAGCATTATAATTATCCCTTCTATAATGGTGTTGCTACTAATATAACATTAAGCCTCTCTTCCTTCTTGGTAAAGATAAATTCTGAAAGGAAGGCAGGATTTTTATACCCAAATATCAAAGAATCTTTTCAGCCGTGGACTTATACGATTGAGTTGCCAGGCGCTACTATGACCAATGACACGCTCTGGCATTCCTATGCAATAGATTCAGGAAAAAAGGTTTTGAACTTTATTAGAGAGTAAAAAAGAGCGACTATTTTAGTCGCTCTAGTTGTTTTTGTGGTTTTCTGAATTGTTCTTCGAACATATCTCTAAAACTTTAAGAAGATATTGACATAAACATATAAGTAAAATAAAATAATAATTATATAAAAATAGAGGTGATAGAGTGAATTTAGAGGAACTGGATAACATCTTAGACATGGAAACCGATATAGAGAAACTTAGAAAAGTGGATAAATCACTACATAGTTAAGCAAGCGATTAAGTTAGAGAAAAAGATAGTCTCAAGACTGTGAACTGCAGGCAGAATGGATATCACGGATGGGAGATATATGCTTCAGGTTACATAAAAGAATATCAAGGGGCAAGCTTCTTCAAAATTAAACAGATAAATAAAAGATTTGTTTTATAAGAAAGACGATTGAAATTTTTTAAAAGTATTAATAAGATGACATTGCCTAAAAGATTCAGAGCATCATCATATTAAAGACGTGATTATGGAGGAGAAAATAAAATGAAAAACCCAAGATGCCACTTAGTTCAAAAAGGTCTTTGTAATGGCAAATTTATAGCTGAAGCAAAAGAGGAGAAAGAACAGTTCTGTTTATGCAATTGTTAAAGAAATTAAGAAACAAATTAAGGGTGATAAAAGCACAAATATTAAATAAAACAAAATCAACTACCAAAAGGAGGCTGTTGTATGAAGGATTATCAAAAGCATTATAATGAGTTTTGGAAACAGATTATTGAGGACTCAAACGGCAATGTCAGAATGGATCAACTAATGCGAGAGCTCTCAGAGTACAGCGACATAATGAAAAATGCTACATATGTTTACTCTAGCCTTACGCCGGTAAGCAAGTTCAACACTGATCCAACATACATAGTAAATTACGTTAATGACACCATGATACATAGAGAGATGGCAGCAGATGATCTTGAAGAAATGACAGATGAAAACGGGATGGTATCCTTGGAAGACATACAGCAATATTTGAGTACATAACAAGTAAAATAAAATATAAGCAAATGAGGTAATAAGGGTGAATAATGTATTATTAGTATTTGTAACAGAAAGTGACCATCAAGCTTTCTTGGAGGAACGTGACTATAAATTGGATGAATTCCTCTATACTGGATCGATACAGAGGGGTGCTCGGTCAGTAAACATTAAAGGAGTATCAGCTTTTAACACAGTTGTTTTTATAAAAGAAAGCAAGCGGCCTATTGATTATCAGTGGTACGGGGAACAGATTGCTCAATTTGTTTCAGATCTAAGAGGATTAAAACTTACTAAAGATTCAACCGTTTTCGTTTAAAATTTAAATTTAATAAAGAAATAGGGAGATTTTATAAACATATTTTGCCTATTTATAGTATTGGCTGCGAAGAGTCATTTTAGAGACAGGGAAGCAGCTTCTTAGTAAAGATCGTTCTTTGGAAGGCGTAGCCCTAAAAGGCAGATTTAATCTATAGGCATGAAACTCGTACTCTATACTGGTTAAAGGTAATTAATTATCAATATAAGACAGTCTTCATTACAAGAATACATAAGAACACTTTGGAATGCTGCACCATTTCAAGATGGCTCTCCTGCAGAAATATGGAATTTTTAGAAGCAATCTGAAAAGAAGAAACTCTATGATGTATATAGGCAACATGTAGTAAAGAAACAAAAGGTTTTATCAAGATCCTCGACTTCAAGGAGTAGTTAGATATCGGAATTTAACTTGTAAGGGACATTATCGAATACTTTCGTTGAAAGTTGAATTGCAAAATCCCCATCAAGGGGATTTTTTTATTTGAATTCACAAAAAAAGGACTTCCCTGTATTGTTAGAAAGCCCTATGATGCATTTCCCTTTAAAAATACCTTGTTTTGATTGAGGCTCCATAATAGACTAAGTTTAGATTAAGCACGTTCCTTTTTTTTAATCTCTCTTGTAGCTTTCTGACTCACTATTTTCGATAGAGTGTAATTACTTCGGCTTCCTTTTACAGTCCTTCTACATGCAGGACATTGACTTTTAAATCGGCCGAAAAATGTTCTCGTTTCAATCATTTCACTCTTACATTCAGTACATAATGGAGATGAAGAGACTTCCACTTCAAAATCTCTTCCATTATAATCAGCATACAAATCGTATGACCAGACAAATCCGTGAAAATCAATTTCCCCTGTTCGATCTGGTCTTCTGGGTGATACGAAGCCATAAAAGCTATATTCATATTGCTTTTTATCCAATCTTTTCTTATTTAACTTAGCAATAGATTTTATTGACCAAGCTAAAAATAACAAAAAAAGAATAAATAATAAAATTTGAGTCTGAGTAGATGACAGATTAAAGAAACTAGATAAAGATTCATAATAAAGCGTTTGCTTACCTGTTGCCTGTTTTTGTATAAGAGAGATTAGATTAAGAATAGTCACACAGGTAGGCAATAGAGTACTAAATATAAATGAGAAGATCTTAATTATAGTTTTCATGAAAAACCTCCATAAACATATCCTATTGTCTTTTACATTATATGTACAAATTATAAGAGCGTAAACTAAAGATACCCTCATTCTGTAAGTTTTATAAGCGCAGCTCAGAAAAATATAGGGTAAAAGATAATACCTCCAAATTTAGAATGACTTCATTAACTTCCTAAGAAGTAATTTTAAAGACAAACAGAGGCTCCATCACTCTATTGATAAATCTCTCTCAATAAAAAGTTGATTTTATTCTTAACTTTTGCCCTCAATTAGCCGATATATACCGAGCAATAATATTGAAAGTAGGTACTATTTAGATGGCGAAGGTTACTTTTTATCGAGATAAAGACACAGGTAAGATGGTGAAGGTTACAAAAACGCAAGGAAACGAAGTCAGAGAAACAGTATCAGAAAAGCATTACGATAACTGGGAAGGTATGCGAGGATGTGCAGGTTGTCTTGGTTTCTTTTTAGTTTTAGGTTTTCTATTATGGTTTGGGGCTAACATTCTATCTTAACCAAAGCCAGTATGAAATTCATATTGGCAAAAAACAAATAAAAATTAATCATAAAATAAACTTTACAAGTAAAATAAAATTATGTACTATGTAATAGTAGTGAAGCAAAGGAGGTGAAAAAAAGTGATTGAGATCATGAAGTTGAACGACAAGGCTTATACAACATATAAGCAAACAGTAAGAGGTAATCGAACCATTACCAAAAGTGAAGCAGCTAAAAAGCTAACGCGAAATGTCATTCTAGCTAGGGAATACTTTCCTGAGCTGATAAAGAAGAACGTTTTAGGAATTACATATGTCTATGGAAATCTACATATTAAAGTAAGAGGTAAAACAATTGTAAGCATTGAAAATTACAAAGGCGGTTGTAATCATATAGATATACCAGGAAGTAGAAGAAGAGAATTATCAATACAACTTGGAATTTGGTAAATGAAATAAAATTAATAATATCGGAGGAAATAATTGATGAGACAAAACAAAAATGAACTACGTGAAGCAGAAAATAATGCAGTGATCGAGGGAGTACTCTTGGAAAAACGTTTTGAGGACAAAGGCGAAGGAGACAACCGCGCGTTAACTGGAGAAATTGATATTGAAGTAAGAGAGAACGAAGTACATACTGTATCATTTTACACTAAATATAAGAAAAACGATGGATCAGAAAACGGACTAGTTAAAGGTTTAAAAACAGTAGAAGAAGAGTACAAAACGGTAGCCGAGGTCGGACGAGAAGAAGCTGACAAAGTTAGAGTAGATAACGCAAGTATTCGCCTTAATGAATACTATGGACAAGATGGTAGCTTACGTTCATTCCAGCAGATTAGCACAAACTTTGTAAATCGTGTCAAGGCTAATGAAGAATTTATCCCTCGAGCTGAATTCTCAATTGAAGGTGTTGTTAAAGCAGTAAAAGACGAAATAAGCAGCAACGAGCCAACTGGTCGTAAAGAGTTAGAATTGCTTGTGCCCCTTTATGGCGGACAGATTATTCCATTGAAGTTTATTGCTCCTGAGGGAGATGCGGCAGAGTACATTGAAAGTGAATACGAAAAGGGTAGTACAGTAGCTATCCATGGAGACATTGTAAACTACAAGGAAATAAAAGTAGAAAAGAAACAAGCGGCCTTTGGATCAGACAAAGAGAAAGTCACTCACATTACAAAGCGCGAGAATGTAATTACAGGCGGACAAGAACCATATGATGAAGACAATAAAAATGCATATAATCCTCAGCTAATTGCTAAAGCTTTGACTGAACGAGAGGTAGCTTTGGAAGAGAAGAAAAACAAGAAGAAGGATGGAGACAAAGGCAACAAAGGTAAAAAAGGAGGATTTGGAAGTAAAGCATCAGGCGATAAGAAAAAAGCAGGCGGGCTAAAGGCTGACGATCTACCATTCTAATAAATAAAAACGGAGGGAACAGCCCTCCTCACTATAAATACATATTAAGAGGAGATTGATTATATACATGGCAACTTTTGATATTATGAATCCACAAATTTCTACTGTAGCAAAAGGACTTGAAGGAAAGGTTATCACTGTATACGGCGGAAATAACCTTGGTAAAACAAAACAAGCCACACGGATGAAAAAACCGCTATACTTCCCTTTTGAAAGAGGATTGAATGCTATTGCAGGAGTTCCTTACTTCCCAATTAATAGCTGGGCTGACTTCAAGAAATACAACAAAGCTTTAACTAAAGATCCAGCTAAGGTAAAAGAGAAATACAACACCATTATTATTGATGAGGTTGATGCTTTCGCAAAGTATGCAACTCGATATGTAGCAAATCAGTATGGTGTTGATCGAATAAAGGATGGTAACGAAGGCTTTGGTCTTTGGAAAGAATACGAAACTGAAGTATGGGAAGAGATCAACAAACTAATTGGTGTCGGATTTACTGTTATCTTTATCGCTCACGCCCAACCTAACAAGGAAGGGAAAATCTTCCCCAAAGGAGATAAGCGAGTGCTTGCACCTGTTATAGACAATAGTGATATTGTTGTTTACCTAGAATCTAATGGTGTAGATGAAAATAACCAAGTCATCAAATCTAGCGCTTGGCTAGCAGAAACAGAAAATGCATTTGCTCGCAGCAGATGGGACTATATTGACACATTTATAGAAGAATATACAGCAGAAAATTTAGAACAAGCTATTATTACAGCAATTGAACGTCAAGAAGAAGAAGAAGGGTTTGCTGCTGTTTCCTTTGAAGACTTTCAAGAGAGCCAGCAAAGTGAAGACCTTGACTATGATAGCCTTATGGCACAGATCACTGAAATTGGAACACAGCTGCACGAGGATGATCGAGCAGAAGAGGTAACTGAAATTGTTGAACGTAACTTGGGTGCTGGTAAGAAAGTGGGACAGGCAACTAAGAAGCAAGTAGAAGTATTAACTGTTATTCTATCTGAGCTTCAAGAACTTATCGAAGAAGACTCTGAATAAGTCAATTAAAACTACAATGGGAGTCGAAAGACTTCCTTTGTTTATAACGAGGTGCTTAAGGTGGGCAGGCAGGTAAAGTGTCCTTACTGTGAAACAAAACTAGATCAGGAAGATGCTATCTCGCATCAAAAACGCTATTACCATCCTAATTGCTTAGAGGCAAAGAAGAACGAGTCTCAAGATTATAAAGACCTCATTGAGTACATCTGTGAGTTACATGGCATATCTAGACCTACAGGCATGATGGTTAAACAAATTAAGGAATTCAGAAACGACTATAATTACAAGCTAAAAGGCATTGAATTGGCATTAAGATATTTCTATGAGACAGAGAGCAATCCAGTTAGGGAAGGGGATGGCATTGGTATTGTTCCCTATATTTACGATAAAGCAAGGGATCATTATGTAACGATCTTAAATGTGGAAGAGAGCGTTGAGAATGCTGAACTACCTCAAGAAAAAGTAGTATCTGTGCTGTCACCCAAGCCAAAGAAGATAAAGAGAAGAAATCCAATTAACATAAGCACATTATAAAGAGGTGAAAAAATGAGTCTGTTTGATAAGCGAAGTGCTTTTCAAGTGCTAGGCAACCTATCCCAAAAGCCTTCTTTACTTGATGATAAGCAATACAGATTAAATAAAGATGACTTCAATGCAGCAGACGAATCTGCCTTCTATATGATTATTTTTGGAGCTATACATAATCTGTACAATGAGGGGCTAGAAGAGGTTGATGCAATTGCAATAGATAATTTTTTGAGTAGTTATGAGAAGCAATATAAAGTTTTTAATGAAAACAACGGAGCTCAATACATTCAAGAGGCCATTAATCAGTCTCACTTACGTAATTTTGAATATTATTACAAACGATTAAAGAAATTTAGTCTACTGAGGCACTATGTTGATCAAGGCATAGATGTTAGTGATATCTATGATGATTCAATTGTTGATCCTAGAGAATCAGAAGTACTGATGGCCGAATTTGATAAGAAGTCTGTTGCGGATATAATCAGCGATATTGACCGGCGAATCTTCCAGGTAACTAAAAAATTTGTTGATTCTACAGATTCAGAGAGGATGCATGCTTCAGAAGGAGTTAAGGAACTGCTAAATAAATTTAAAGAAACTCCTGATTACGGAATTTCTTTGATTGGAAACTACCAAAATACTATCTTTCGTGGTGGTAAATTAAAGACATTGAGTCTTAGATCAGCACCCTCTAACTTAGGTAAAACACGTCTTGCTTTAGGTGAAGCTGCAGATATGGCAATTGATGAAATGTACGATTGGAAGAAGAAGGAGTGGTTGAAACGTGGCAATACAGAAAACGTCTGCTTCATAACCACCGAGAACGAGGCTGATGAGTTGCAACCTACGCTTCTTGCTTATATCTCTGGTGTAGCTGAAACAAAGATTAAAGATGGTGATACTACAGAAGAGGAAGATGAGATCCTACAAAAAGCTGTAGAAGTCTTAGAAAGAACTAATTTTCAAATTGCTTACATTCCTGACTTCGATATGCAGCAGATTGAAACAGAGATCAAAGATCAGATACTCGAGAATAATATACAGTATATCTATTTTGACTACATACATATTAGCCTTCAAATACTCACAGAGCTTGCTGAGGCATCCAACGGCATGAAGATGCGTGAAGACATGGTCCTCTTTATGTTTATGAACAAACTCGATCAAATTAGAAAGAAATATAATGTCTTCATTAAGACAGCAACGCAGGTAAATGGTGAATGGAAAAACGTACAGAATGCTGATTCAACACTACTTCGAGGATCAAAAGCTCTAGCCGATAAAGCAACTTCTGGGATGATAGCTCTATCTCCAACAAACAAGGATCTAGAAGCTATACAACCTATACTCAAGAATGGTTTTTATCCTGGAGCTCCTAATGTTGTTTACCACATTTACAAGAATAGACATACAAAGTTCAAGGACATGAAACTATGGCTGTATGTGGACTATGACACTATGCGTCAGCACGAACTATTCTTAACAACAAATAACTATGAGATGGTAGACATATCTCCAACTAACATACAGGCCATGGCAACTGCAGAATAGGGGTGAGACCTCTGAGGATTGATAAGGATTTTGCGGACTCTCTAAAGGAAAAAATGACCGAAGAAGACATACACAAGATTTTGCTAGATTTAGGGAGCAAAGAACCGGAGCAGGACAAAAATGGTGACTTAAAGTTCACTACAGTTTGTCATGGGGGAACCAAACATAAACTTTACTACTATCACGAATCCAGACAATTCCATTGTTATACAGATTGTAGCGATAACCTTGATATCTATGAAGTTGTAATTAGGACAAAAAAAGAACAAGGAGTAGACGTTACTTTTCCTAAGGCCGTTGAGTATGTATCTAGAGTAACGGGTAAGACTCGTGGCTTTGGGTACACAGGCTTGAAAAGTAATAAGGACTTGATTAATGATTGGGATTTTATTAGCAAATTCTCGCGTAAAGCTAAAAGTGACAGAACTCTCCCTAGCTATAATGAGAATGTTTTAGATGTATTTATGTCACTTCCACATGAAAGCTGGCTAGAAGAAGGCATAAGCTACGAGACGATGGAGAAATACGAGATTGGATATTACTTTCGAGAGAAAGAAGAGGGCATAGTAATTCCTCATAGAGATATCAACGGTCGACTAATTGGTATACGCCGGAGGAGCATGATACAGGAGCAAGTGGATGCTGGATACAAATACATGCCTCTAACAGTAGGGAATACAATGTACAACCATTTAGTAACTGCTAATTTGTACGGCTTAAACCATACAGCAGAAGCAGTTAAGCGTTTAAGAAAACTAATGATATTTGAATCTGAGAAGTCTGTGCTTAAATGCCAAGATTTTTATGGAGAATTGAACTTTACAACAGCTATTTGCTCGAGCAATATATCTGATTTTCATCGAGACATTGCTACATCTCTAGGTATTGAGGAAGTTTTTATTGCGCTAGACAAAATGGGATATGAGGAAGATGAAGAGAAATTTGAAAAGAAAGAGCAAGAGTATCAGGAACGGATCCTAAAGTTCGCCAAGAAGTTTGCACCCTATTGCAGAGTCTATGTATTGTGGGATGACGAAGGGCTCCTTGACTGGAAAGACAGTCCGGCAGATCGTGGAAAAGAAGTATTAGAAGAAATGATGAAGAATAAGACAGAGATTACTATGGAGGGAGCAATTTAATGCAGTATAAGCTTATTGGAGATAATAACATTAAAAAGCCTTTAGAAACGGTTCTTAGCAATAGAGGGGTAAAAAACTTGGAAGGTTTGATAGATGCCAATGAGAATAATGAACACCATTATTCGAAATTAAAGAACATGTCTAGGGCAGTTGCTTTATTGCTAAAACACGCTAAAGAGAAGAACAAAATTTTTATTCAAGCTGATAGTGATGCCGATGGTCTTACAAGTACTGCAATTCTCTTAAACTACCTTAAGCGAGCTTTTCCAAAGCTGGAGATTCAGTATAGGCTTCAGGATGGGAAAGAGCATGGAGTACTAGTGGAAACTATACCTGAGGACGTAAAATTAGTTATTATACCTGACGCAGGATCTAGCCAGTACGAAGAGCATAAGCAACTGTATGACAAGGGTATAGATGTATTAGTTTTAGATCACCATGAAACTGAAAAAGAGTCCCAGCATGCGGTAGTTGTAAATAATCAGCTATCACCGAATTATCCAAACAAGGCTCTTACAGGGGCGGGAATAGTCTATAAATTCACACAGGCTTTGGATGCGGAATTAGGCAAGAACCATGCAGAGCGCTACTTAGATTTAGTTGCAATTGGTAATATTGCAGATATGGCTGATTCGAGAGACCTTGAAACAAGGTTTTACATGAAAAAAGGACTCAGTAAAATACGCAATCCATTAGTTAAGGTATTGTTTAAAAAGGTAGAGTTTAGCACCGGCGGTGAAAAGACCATAACCAATGTACAGTTCTATGTTAACCCACTTATCAACGGAGCAATTCGAATTGGAACTATGGAAGAAAAGGATCAGCTCATGAGAGCTTTACTGGAGTCTAAGGAGACAGTACCTTATAAGAAGCGCGGCAGCAACGTTGAAGAAATGGTTCCGATTACTCAAAACACTGCACGGCTTCTTACTAATCTGAAAGCAAAGCAAAAGCGCATAGTCGATAAAGCTACTAATGAAATACAAGAGCGGATAATTGAAAAAGGCTTGCTTAACAACAAGATTTTGATCATCTACATAAATGATATTCTGGATAAAAAACTGACTGGATTAGTGGCCAATCGGCTAGTAAAACTACATAAAAGACCTGTTTTATTAGCTAGATTGATGGATAATGACACTCTAGGAGGATCGGTAAGGGGCTATGAAAAAGGATACATAAAAGATATTAAGAAGTTTCTTACGGACACAGGCTTGTTTAATTACTGTGAGGGGCATGCCAACGCACATGGATTCTCGATTGAGATAGACAATTTAGTTAAAGTAAATGAAATAGCCAATGAGCTTCTAAAAGATGTGGAAATTGACAGCGGGGAAATTGAGGTTGATTTCGAAATTCCAGCTGATAAAATAAAGCCATTGTTTATCAAAGATTTACATAGTTATAGAGAGCACTGGGGACAGAATGTGGAAGCTCCTTTATTAGCTGTTACTGACTTGGAAGTTAATAAGGATGAGATTTATCTTAATGGTAAGCAGAAGAATGTTATTAAGTTTACTGTTAATGATGTGTCCTACGTCAAATTCTTTTCTAATGAAGAAGAGTACGAGGAGCTAGTAAGCCATGGTGATCACTTGATTCTAACTATCATTGGAAAGCCAGATGTCAATGAATACAATGGAGTCAAAACAGCACAAGTTCTAATTGAGGATTTTGAAGTTAAGGCAGCAAAGAAGAAAAGATACATTTTCTAGTTGATATAAGTAAAATAAAATTATATAATATTAAAATAAGGGAGATGGTTGATTGCAAGAACAACTAATAGGCTGCCACTGCCATTCTGATAAGAGTAATATACGACTTCTCGATTCGACTAACAGAGTCAGTGATCTGCTAAAAACAGCAGTGCAATTAGGATATAAGGGATTGGCTATTACGGATCATGAGGTATTGTCAGCACATGTAGAAGCTATCCAGACAGCAAGAGAAATGAAGGCACAAGGCAAGATGGATGCTGACTTTAAATTAATCCTAGGTAACGAAGCTTATCTTGTTGATTCCTTGGAAGAAGTGAGAGATAACTATCAGTCAGGTGTAACTAAGTTCCCACACTTTATCATGCTAGCAAAAGATGCAGTTGGGCATGAACAGTTGAGAATTCTTAGCAGCCGTGCATGGAGCAATTCTTTCTTTACAGGAACTATGGAAAGAGTGCCAACCGTAAAAGCTGATGTTGAAGAGATAGTTCGTGGTAATCCAGGGCATCTCATTGCTACGAGCGCGTGCTTGGGAAGCGAGCTTAATATTTACATATTGGCCTTAAATCAGGCTGAGCAAGATGAGGATGAAACCTTAGTAAATGAAATAAAAATTAAATTGAACAACCATATCAATTGGTGTGTTGATGTTTTCGGTAAGGATAACTATTTCTTTGAGTTACAGCCAGCTTTAAGCGAAGAACAGATCATTGTTAATAAGAAACTATTGGAGCTTTCACTAGCCTACGATATCAAGAAAATCGTAGCTACTGATGCGCATTTCCTTCGTCCAGAGGATAGGGTTGTACATGAAGCATATCTTAACTCAAAGGATGGAGATAGAGAAGTAGCAAGTTTTTATGAAGCATGTTTTTTACATACTACTGACGAGATCTACCAGCGGATGGATTACATAGCGAAGGAAGAAGTTTCGGAGTTAATTGCTAACACAATGCTCATCGGAGATATGATCGAAGAATATACGATAGAGCATGAGCCCATTATACCGAAGATGGAACTGCCGGACTTTGAAGTAAGGCATCTATTTGAGCCAGCGTATGGCAAGTATGTATACATTGACAAAATGGCTCATTCAGAAGAAGAGCAAGATAGGTATCTTATAAAGCTACTAGAAGACGGTTTTGACGATAAGCTTAGAAAGCCTAATCTAAGCAAGGAAGAGTTTCATATTATGTTAAACCGTTTGAACACAGAGCTTGGCGATCTATGGGAGATTGGGGCTAAACTTAAGCAAAGTATGCCTTCCTACTACGTTACCATTTTAGAAATTATTAATATCATTTGGGACGATGAATGTGGTGGCAATAGTTTAGTTGGAGCAGCAAGGGGTTCTGCTGCAGGGTTCTTGGTTAATTATCTCTTAGATATTACTCAAGTGAATCCAATCCAATATGACCTTCCTGAATGGCGTCACATTCATAAATCACGGCCTGACTTACCAGATATTGATATTGATACAGAGGGAGCTAAACGGCAACAAATCCTCAAGGCACTTAAAAATCGTTTTGGGAATGATCGAGTACTGCAGATTGCTACATTTGGCACGGAGGGCTCCAAGTCTGCATTGCAAACTGCGTGCAGAGGCTTGGGTATTGATAGTGATATAGCTCAATATCTAAGTGGAATGATTCCATTTGAGCGAGGATCAAATTGGTCTTTGAAAGATTGTTTTGAAGGTAATGAGGAGAAAGGTAGAAAACCTATAAAAGACTTTATTCGAGAAGTCGAAAGCTATCCTAACCTAAGAGAGACTGCCTTAAAGATTGAAGGTCTAGTTAATAAGAGATCTAGTCATGCTGCAGGGGTAATTATCTTCAATGATGTATTCACAAAAACAAACGCTATGATGAAGACGCCAAAGGGTGCTGCTATAACTCAGTTTAATATGGGAGATACAGAAGCCATGGGGTCAGTAAAGTTTGACTTGTTGACCATTGAGGCGCTCGACAAGATAAGAGTTACTCTTGATCAATTGCTAGAACATGAAGAGATTGAATGGCAAGGTAACTTGAGGGCTACTTATAACAAGTATATTCATCCCGACGTATTAGAATATGATGATCCAAAGCTATGGGAGATGGTCGGTAACGGCGAAGTAATGGATCTATTCCAGTTTTCAACTCAAGTTGGCCATCAAACGGCCATCAAAGTAAAACCTAAGAATGTCCTGGAGGCAGCTGTAGCAAACTCTCTCATGCGCCTTATGGCTGATGAAGGGGAACAGCCGGTTGATATATATGTGAAGTTTAAAGACGATATCTCCTTGTGGTATAAGCAGATGAAGGACTATGGGCTAAGTAACACCGATATCACAGTCATGGAGAAGTATCTAAAAGAGATATACGGAGTAGCCGATACACAAGAAGTTGTTATGCAGATGGTAATGGACGCGAAGATTGCCGGTTTTAGCATCAAAGAATCTAACCAGTTAAGAAAAGCCATAGCTAAGAAAAAGGAAAAGGTTCTTAAAGAAGTTAAAGAGCTCTATTACTCGAAAGGAAAGAAGCTTGGAGCTTCAGACGAATTACTAAATTACGTATGGGATGTACAGTTCAAGCGACAGTTTGGATATTCGTTCTCCTTGCTGCATACTTTAGCTTATTCAATTATCGCGCTTCAGGAGCTTAACCTTAATTACAATTATAATCCGATCTATTGGAATACAGCTTGTCTTACTGTCAATAGCGGCGGGGTTGAAGATGAGAATGATTCGGGTAATACTGCTTCCACAAATTATGGAAAAGTTGCTGCAGCAATAGGAAACATACGTCAAAGAGGAGTAAAAGTTGATCTACCTGACATTAACAAAGCCAAGTTTGGGTTTACTCCAGATGTTAAGAATAATTCGATTGTCTTTGGATTAAAAGGGATGCATGGTATAGGGGATCAAGTAGTTCATGATATCATATCTAACCGGCCGTATAATTCCTTTGATGACGTACTAGAAAAACTGTATAAAACTAGTATTTTAAAGAAAGGTCACATTATACAGTTGATCAAGGGGGGATGCTTTGACGGATTTGGAAAACGTGAAGACATTATGAAACAATTTATTACTCTGATCTCTGAGCCTAAAACGAAGCTTACCATGCAAAATATTAATATGATGATTGAACGCGAATTACTGCCAGAGAAGTTTAATTTAAATGTGCGGTTCTACCGATTCAAAACTTATATTAGTAAGAGAGTACATAAGACAATTGCAAAACCCAAGGACAGATTATTCCTATTGGATGATATGTCATCTCAATTTTTGAACACTCACTTTGATGACGAGTGTATAGTTGATATGCATGAAGGAGAATTGGTTGTCTCAGAGAAAGCATTTAAAAAACAGTACGATAAGCTCATGGAACCAGTTAAACAATGGCTGGAAAGCCCTGAAGCCCTAGCCCTCCTGAACATTGATTTACTTAACTCAGAATGGGAAAAGTACGCATCGGGTTCCTTAAGTAGATGGGAAATGGATTCTTTGTCTTATTATTATCATGAGCATGAATTGTCTGGTGTGAATAGAAGTAAATATAGCATTGAAAACTTCTTTGATCTACCTAAAGAACCAATTAAAGGTAGACCTTATACGTGGCGAGGCAAGCAACTATATGAATATGAAATAACTCGAATCATTGGAACGGTGCTAGACCGAGACAAAACTAAACATACTGTCACACTTTTAACACCTGATGGAGTTGTAACTGTGAAAATGTATGGTGGAGCATTTGGACACTATAATCGCCAGATTTCCGACAAGGTTGGAGACAAGAAGCAAGTGATAGAAAAATCCTGGTTCACAAGAGGTAATATGTTGCTCTTTTCTGGTTTTAGAAGAGGCAATAACTTCATACCAAAAGTCTACAAGCAGTCTATATTCGCACATACTGTGGCCAAGGTGGACTCCCTCGACCTAGATGGCAACTTGAGTATTACAACTGAAAGGGTTCAGATTTAGGAGGTATAACATCGGAAGTAAAATAAAATGTAATTTGATGATCGTTGGAGGTATGTTGGGGGTAGTTGGAGTAAGTCTTATGCTACCTGATCAGGAATTAGCGGAACATCCACCGCCCAGTTACTTGGCTTCCAGTATGGGAGCCGAGGTGCTGGAAAAAGGTAGTCCTCATAAGCTTGAGCAGCCAGTGCCGATTAGCAAAATGATGGATGAGGTGAAGCGCTTAGAAAATGAACAGCGACTCGAGAGAGCTCGAAAAGCAGTAGAAAAAAAGAGAAAGGGAGAGGAGAAGCGAAAGAAAGAGGAAGAGGAGAAGCGCAAAGCTGAGCAGGCAAAGCTGGCAGAAGTACAGAGAAGACTTGAAGAAAAGAAGAAGATGAGGGAGGGAGCAATGAATAGGAAGAGTAGTGAAAAAGTTGCGCAAGAGAATTCTTCAGTTACTATGGAAGCAACTGCATATACCAACGGCGTAGAAAGTACAGGAAAGCAGCCAGGTGATAAGGCTTATGGCATTACTGCAAGTGGAAAGCACACTCAAGAGGGGTTAACGGTGGCTTGCCCACGATCTTTTGGGATTGGGACTTGGGTAAACATAGAGGGCATTGGTGACAGACGCTGCGATGATACTGGCAAAGATATAGTTGAGGGTAGAATCGATGTATATATGAGAAATCTTTCGGAAGCTCAAGAATTTGGTAGGAAAGCCGTCAAGGTCACAATATTAAACAAGGAGGGATAATATGAAAGATATGCTTATCTTCATTGAGGGAACAGACTGTAATTTTAAAAGTACAATAGCAGCAATTCTATCTGAAGAACTCAATTATAGCGTTACAAAAGGATCTTCTTTTGAACTTGCTTCTAAAGGTAATAAGGAGCTGTATGTACATTTTAGAGCAATAGCAGACTTAGAGAAGGGAATTGTAGATCGCTATATTTACAGCAACTTAGTTTATGCTTCTAAGTATAGGGATTTTTCTATCATCAATAATACTCAGAAAGTACACCTGGAAAGCCTTCTCAAAGACAAAAGTGTAGTTCTATATCTGTTTGCAAGTGATGAGGTTGTACAACAGCGTATCGAACAAAGAGGAGACGAATACATAAATACTAAAGATATCTCCGAATTAAACAAGAGTTATTCAAAAGTTATGGAGTCATCAGGGATGACCGTATTGTCATTTGACACAAGTAAGAACAGTAGCATTGAAATTGCTGAAAGTGTTTTGAAATGGCTGAAGAGAACCTAAGGACACTTGAAATCATTAAATCTCTTATACTTAGAAGCAATGGAAAAATTACCACAGAGAAGCAATTACTTCTTACATATTGGATGAAGATAGACAATGTTAGCATGGACAAAACGAATATCATAACAATAGACTTCTTAGAAAAAGCGACAGACCCCTGTTACATACTAGACTCCTTATCGATGCTAGAAACTATTGAGGGGAGGCGCCTGCTAGGAAGTAAAAGAGGAGCAATATAATGAGCATCAAACAACACCGTAAAATAAGAAGATTGAAAAAGGAAATAAAAATCCTTAAAGACAACTTACAAATAAACCTGAACAGAAGCGTTAAAAAGTATCTTGCCAGTCAGAATATAGAAGGTTCTAAAAAACAGCGCCACTTCACCGGGCTCTATGACAGATTCAATCGTCCAATACACGATGACGATATTGTATATTACCGTCCTTTTTTTGCTAATGATCTTACTAAGGGCAGGGTTTATTTCTATCGAGGTCAATATAAAGTGGGTAGTAGCAGCTTACATTTAATACACGACAGATGTGAAATTGTTAAGAACTTTAGCGAAGGTAGCAAGCATAAATCTCCAAGTAGTGGAATAAAGAGGTGACGCTTATGAGAGACAGTATATCTAAGGATCAAGCTGTATTACAATTGGATGAGATAAAAAGGCAGTTAGCAGACCTTCAGAATTACATAGAGAATTATTTTCCACGCAGCTTAAGTACTGAATGGAGAGTTATTGACACTTTGATGGAAGACATAGATAGAAATATTAAAGACTTAGAGAGCAATATTTACTGGATTTAAATAAAATAATTATGAATTACCCGTTGACATAGGTTATTAAACACGCTAAATTAGATATATTAAGTAAAATAAAATTATGTTGTTGAGGTGATTTGTAAGCAGGGATGAGGATTAATATTAGGATTGTACTATTTTGAAGCGTGGTGGAACGGAACGAGAGTTCAACGGAAATTTTCCACAGACAAACAAGCAGAATTATACTTAAAGAGAAGAAGAGCATTGAATGGAGAAATCCGAAAATGTAGTATAGATGGTACTACACTCAGCACAAGGCAGTTTAATCCTTACGTTGGCCAAGAGGTCTAATTTTGAGGAGGTGATTGATCGCAGAATGCTCCCAAAGAGAGAATGGCCTATCGTTCCTTATGATGGGTTAAGGATTATGTAGGGCCAGTAAACCCAGAAAGGTTTATGATTTTCATCTTAAAGGAGAGCCAAAGCTGAACATGCAAACTATGTTAATTCCAAGAAATAAAGGCTGAACAATACTGGTTTAATAGTCTAAGAGCTAAAGCTATGCAGCTAGTAAGTGAGGACTCAAACTACAATCGCCAGCTTACTTTACGCCACTTGAAAACAGTAATGAACAGGGGGTGTTCGATTGAGTAAAAAATATTATACTCATAGAAGCAGCGTGGTTACTGTGGAGCAGATAAACGGCACCTCTGAATACAAGGTAACTGATTGTCATGGAGAGGTCAGTTACACAACAGAGTACGGTCTAGAATCTCAGTTTGTTGAAGTGAAAAAAGCAGATCATTCATTTTCTTTGGAAGAAATAGCTGCAAGATATGCATCAATGATGCAGTTAAATCAAGAAGAAGATGAGCACTACATAAAAGGTACGGAAGAGCTCAGTCTAAATAGATACAAGTAAAATAAAATAAATATAGGAGTGATAAATTGACGGTAATTACTAAAAATAGCGGCAAAAGAAAACTCGAATTTGATCAAGATAGGCTCTCTGCTTTTATTGAAAAGCTAGCTGCAGATTATCCAGAACTCCAAACAGAAAGCTTGCAGCGAAAGGTTGCTGGATATGTGACTAGCAGAGACGAGATGAAAGCTTCAGAAATAACTGCTGAACTGACTAGAACTTCTTTGGAACGTATCCAGAAAGAAGAGCCTAATTGGACATATGTAACTGCAGCTGTGCATCTAAAAAAACTCTATAAGTCAGCAAGTAAGAACAGAGTATACGAAGCTTCAAAGAGGTATGGAGAATTCTATTCTTTGATTACTACGTTAACTAACATTGGTATTTACAACCCTATGTTACTAGAGACGTATTCTAAAGAACAAATAAATGAACTAGAATCAGAAATTGACGCTGATAGAGATAAGCTCTTTACTTATATCGGGCTGAGAACACTTGCCGATAGATATTTAGCGACTGATCATAAGGGCAATGTTTACGAATTGCCTCAAGAGCGATTTATGATTATTGCCATGACAGTTATGAGTAAAGAACCAAAAAGTATGCGTATGCATTACGTTAAAGAGGCATACTGGGCACTAAGTAATTTATATATGACAGTAGCCACACCGACTTTATCAAACGCTGGAAAGAGCTATGGCCAACTATCTAGTTGTTTCATTGATACAGTGGATGACAGCCTACAAGGAATTTTTGATAGCAATACAGACATTGCTAACTTGTCTAAGAACGGTGGGGGCATTGGTGTCTACCTAGGCAAAATTCGTAGCAGAGGCAGCGCAATTAAAGGATTTGAAGGAGCTTCGTCTGGTGTGCTTCCGTGGATGAAGCAGCTAAACAATACAGCAGTTAGCGTCGATCAGCTAGGTCAGCGAAAAGGTGCTATAGCGACTTATCTCGATATTTGGCACAAGGATATTTATCCTTTCCTCGATGCTAAACTGAACAATGGAGACGAACGCCAAAGAACACACGATATCTTTACTGGAGTTTGCATCCCAGACATCTTTATGGAGCAGGTACAAAAGCGAGGAGACTGGTATTTATTTGACCCTCACGAAGTTCGCCGGGTAATGGGTTATTCTCTAGAGGATTTCTACGATGAAAAACGTGGGGAGGGTTCATTCCGAGAGAAGTATGATGAATGTGTAAGCTGCAATGATTTAAGCAAGGTTAAAGTTTCTGCTATTAATGTCATGAAACGAATTTTGAAAAGTCAACTAGAAACAGGCACACCATTTATGTTCTATCGTGATGAAGTTAACCGTCAGAATGCCAATAAGCATGCAGGTATGATCTATTCCAGTAACCTTTGTACAGAGATCATGCAGAATCAAAGCGCTACAGTTATGACGGAACAGACTACAAAAGACGGTAAGATTATCATTACTAAGGATCCTGGTGACTTCGTTGTATGTAACCTTTCATCCATTTCTCTGGCTAAGGCTGTTATAGAAGGAGTTTTAGAGCGACTTATTCCAATACAGGTACGTATGTTAGATAACGTGATTGATCTAAATACAATACCTGTGCTACAGGCTCAGTTTACTAACCAAAAGTATCGTGCTATTGGGCTTGGAACATTTGGCTGGCATCACTTGCTAGCACTGAAACAGATTGAATGGGAAAGTGATAAAGCTGTTGCATATGCAGATAAACTTTATGAAAAAATTGCTTACCTGACAATTCAATCAAGCATGAAGCTGGCAGAAGAAAAAGGAGCTTATCCTATCTTTGAAGGATCTGAGTGGTCTGATGGCACTTATTTTGAAAGAAAAGGTTACACCAGCGCTGTATCTGAGCTAGATTGGAAAGAGCTTCAAGCTCAAGTGAAGCAATTCGGTATTAGAAATGCTTATCTTATGGCTGTGGCTCCTAACTCATCAACAGCTTTAATTGCTGGAAGCTCAGCTACAATAGATCCAGTTTTCCGTAATGAGTATTCCGAGGAAAAGAAAGATTTCAAGATACCTGTTACAGCACCTGGGATCACAAAGGAAAACTTTGAGAAGGTGTACAAAAAGACAGCCTATCTAATTGATCAACAATGGAGCATTAAGCAGAATACAGCTCGTCAAAAGCATATTGACCAAGCATCATCGTTTAACCTATACGTTCCGAATACTATTAAAGCAACGGATATGTTGGATTTACATATTGCAGTATGGGACTCAGGCATTAAAACTTCTTATTACTTTAGATCAACTAGTAGTAATGATGATATTAAAGAAGAAGTATGGGAGGAAAACTTGGATTGAGACATCTATTTGAATACAAACTTAAGGGTGAAGAAGAAACAGACGAACAGGCTATTACCACGGAAACTGAAGAAGAAGCGAAGGCTCTAATTAAAGAAAGAATTGCTGACTTTAACTTTATTGAAGAATCTGAGATTGAATGGGTCAAGCACATTGGCTCATCAAACCCTAAAGGGGATACATATTACGAATGTGAAGGGTGCACTTGATGCGCCCCTTCATTTATCTTGTCTATAGCTCAATTAGTGGAAATACGAAAGACGTAGCTCAAATCATAAAAGGGAAAATGGCTAGTCTTTTTGATGTGATTGAGTACCGCATCAGCGACTTCGAAGTCCCCCCGACTATAGAGCAAAATGATGTACTTATCATCGGATCCTATACATGGGGGTCAGGAGAAACACCTGCAGAAGTTAAGGACTTTGTTGCGGAACTAGGTATCAAACCAGATACCGTCTTCGCTTTTGGTACTGGAGATACTCAGTTTGGTGGAGATGAGATGTTTTGCATGGCAGCTGACAAGCTTACCAAGTTCTACAATTCACCGCTTAAGTCGCTAAAGGTAGAGCAATCTCCTAGAGGGTCACAAGAAAGAGAAATCGAAGAATAGACGAAAGAGGTAATGAATTGGTTAAATTAAATCGAGCTACTGTACTAGAGCCTTCGAATCCCAATAAATCCACTGCTTTGTTTAACGGAGATGCAAGTGGGATTCTACACTGGGATAACGTTGCTTACCCACACTTTTATGAACTAAGAAAAACAATAAGAGCACTATTCTGGACGGCTAATGAAGTGAATATGGTAGCAGATACAAAGCAGTTTGCCCAACTGAGTGAGAAGGAACGTACGGCATTCCTTAAGATTATCGGTTTGCTAGCGACACTTGATGCACCACAGACAGACATTGCTTCTAAGATTGCTGCTTTTTCAACTGATCCAAGTGTTAAATCGATACTGGCAACAATTGCTGACCAGGAAAGCGAGCATAACCATAGCTACACATATGTACTTGCTTCAGTCACAAACTATGATAACCAGATTGCTTCCTTTAATGAGGGTCGAACAGACAAAGTACTTCTAGAACGCAATGAGAGAATCGCTGCAATCTATAATGAATTTGCTGCCGATCCTACAATTCAAACCGCACTTAAGGCAATGGTATATTCAAGCCTTTTAGAAGGATTATTCTTCTACAGTGGGTTCGCGTTCTTCTATAACTTAGCACGCAATCAGAAGATGGTCGGTACATCCACAATGATTTCCTACATCAATCGGGATGAACTCCACCATGGTAGATTTATCAGTGAACTGTTCCGTGCGACACTAACTGAGAATCCAGAATACAATAACGATGAATTCATTGAATGGGTATATAATCAATTCCGCCATTCTGTCGAGCAAGAAACACGATGGAGCCGTTATGTCTTGGATGGTATCGATGGGATCAACTTGGATGATATGGAAGGCTACGTAAAATATCGTGCGAACAAAATGCTTCGTATGCTAGGGTTGAGTGAAATTTACGAAGGCTACGAAAAGAACCCCATGAAATGGATCAAAGCATATGCAGACAACTTTAATGGAACTAAGTCTGATTTCTTTGAGCAGAAGTCCAGACAATACACAAAAACTAGCGACCTTAATGGATTTGACGATCTTTAATTAAAGAGGAGAATAAATATATGAAACTATTAAAACTAGAACAGCCAGATTGCAGAGGTTGTGTAGAAGTTGGAAACATTCTTAACAACTCAGAAGTAGAATACGAAGCTATTGATGTAGTGGAAAATCCAGAAGTAGCTGATCGCTATGGTGTTATGGGGCTGCCTTTAACCTTGTTGGTCGATGATAAAGGCAAGACATTACAGCGCGCCGTTGGAGTAGATCGGCCGGCAATTGTAGAGATGATTGAAAAGATAAAAGGAGCTTAATTACATACATGACTAAACAATACAACCAAGTTAAAGAATTTCATAAAGCATTTAGCCATCAGCAAAGCGACCAGCCTACTCCAATGAGTGAGGAAGTAGCCTTAAATCGAGCAGTTTGGTCTGGGGAGGAACTAATTGAACTACTATATGCAACTGTAGGAGGAGAAATTGGGCGATTTCAGGAGCTTTATGAGCAGTTCCTCAAAGGATTGCAAAATGCTAAAGAAAAGATGGTACGCGAACGAAAAACGGTAGATGATATCTTGACTGCCCAGGCTGATGCACTTATTGACGAAGCATATTTTAATAATGGATCCTTTACTATCTTGGGTGTAGAGCCGGGTCCTTTGTTTGATATTGTACATGCTGCCAACATGGGTAAACTGCACGATGGTGTTCCTAAGTATCGTGAATCTGATGGTAAAATTATTAAGCCAGAGAACTGGGAGAGAGATTTTGCACCAGAAGGTAAGATCAAAGCTGAGATCGAACGTCAAAAAGGTTTTAGTAAATAAAATAAAAGTGAATATTAATTAAGGATTTAAAAGGGGGACATTCATGTCAATAGCTGACGTTAAATACAAAGAGTTGTTACAAGAAGTGCTAGATAACGGTGTTTGGGATTCTAATGGCGAAGTTCGGCCGACCTATGACGATGGAACTCCCGCATATTCCAAGAGTTCATTTGGGCATCAAGTAAAGTTCCAGCCAGGGGAGTTACCTATCATTGGTTCAAAGCATACGCCAGTTAAAGGATCCATTAATGAAGTTGTGCAGCTATTCTTCAAGATGAAGAGTGTAAGGATAGAGGATGCGGAAAAGTTAGGAATTAAATATTGGAAGGAATGGGCTCAGGATGATAGTACGATTGGTAAAAGCTATGGATATCAGTTGGCACATCAGAAAGAGCTTGTCACTATAAAAAGGGATACCAAGCTTGAGAGACACGAGGATAGCAAATACTATTTGCAGGACGTAAAGGCTGGAGAACAGATATGGCTCAATCAGGTAGACAGTTTGCTGTACAATCTTAAGGAAAATCCATATTCCCGTAGACTAATGTTCTCATACTGGAATCCGAAACATGTATACGATAAATCATTACAGGAATGCGCATGGGCAGGTGAGTTCAATATTAGGGGAGATCAGCTAGATTTCTGTCTTATCCAAAGATCAGTTGATCTACTACTAGGCATTCCGACTAACTGGGTAGGATACTACGCTCTACAGTGTGCATTTGCAAATATACTTGGCTTTAAAGTTGGTACATTTACTCATCAAATGGGGAATATTCATTTATATGATAATCAGATTGAATTAGCCAAAAAAGTCATTACAGCAGAAGAATATGATCAGCCAACACTGTGGGTTAACCCTGAAATTAAATACTTCTACGATTATAAAGTAGACGATATTAAAGTTTTCGACTACCAACATGGCGAGAGAATCAGATCAAAGCCAGCGATTTAATAATAGGAGGGCAGTATTCGTTAAATAAACAAGATAAAAAGGAGATCAATAAATGAACTACACACACGTTAGATGCTTATCAACTATTACTGAAGGAGACATTACATATAACTTGCAAGGCCGCACATACGAGATTATTAGCATGGATACAGTAGCTAACACTGTGCAAATTGAATGTGAACCATTTGACGCAACTTTAGACGGTACCACTACTGACGAGTTTGAATTGAAAATGGATGACAAACGGATTGAGCTATTCATTTTTGATCCGATCGATGAGGTATGAATATGTATCTCATAAGAAAAGCGTACAATTAAGTACGCTTAAACCTATTAAACTACTGATATAGATTTAACAGCAGATCTTAGATATATTGTTTCGTTTTTTCCTTCACCTAATGCAAAGGCATCATGAGAGAGAATAAAGCCTGTAATCCCTAGGTGATCGCCAGTATTCAGAGCAGAGGGAGAGCCATTAGTATCTCCTTCTAATGTACCTACGTATTTTATAGATAAGTAAAACTCTTCGTTATTCTCACGAGGAGCATTATCAATACCGACTAATACTGTTTCATTTGTTACTTCGATACTTTGTCCATCTAGCAAGTTAATTAGAATCATAGAATCACCTCCATCAATAAGAATATTATACCAAATTAAACTTAGTGGAGATAAGAGGAGCAAGAGGAAGGCGAGTTCGGTAATACATCCTTAAGGTATGTAAAAGCCTTAATTATGAGATTAGGAGCTAGAAAGGTGAAACAAGTAGATTAATCATAGCGAGATTAGTCCGGCAGTATGTAGTGTAGTGAGGCAATCTAAGAAGAAGTCGTGGTTGTCGTATCCGCTATACTCATAGAATTCTCTTTCGTTAAAATGTTGTCCCTCTTTTTCCAATCTTGCTAAAGCAACCAGCATAGCAAGCTCGTCTGAGCTTAGATCGAATTGTTCTGCAGATTCAATATCTATAGCAAATGATTCCGTATCAACAAAAGCAGTGTCGTAAGCGTATTGGGTAACTTTTAACATCCAATCACCTCTAATCTAGTAGTGAATTAATATTATCATAAGAAAGGTGGAGCTACTATTAAGCTTGTGCTTAAGTTGTATTATAGTAAACTATTCAAACACATCAGGCGCAAACAGTACCATAAAGCATATTAAAAGCTTGCTTATCAGAAAAAACGTGCAAAAAGGAGAATTAGATGGCCAATATAATTATTACTCAAGCTCAAGCGAATAAACTTCGAGAGGTGTTAAAACGATATACAGTCGAACAAGTAAGCGATAATTTCGGGACAGAAGATAGCTATTGGGATCCATTATCACCAGAATGGGATGGAGTACCTTTAGATACACTCAATAGAGCTCTATACCAGCCTTACGATATTGCAGGATTTACATTAGGTCAGTGGATAGTACAATTAGAAGATAAAATGACGCTAGAAGTTCTTCAAGACAACATTCAGTTTATCAATGAGAACCATACAAAATATCGTAAAGCTACGCTGTCAGAAGAAAGAGAAGGAAAACGTAGAAAACAATTCATTATTTCCGGCAGAAAAGTAGATGAATATAAGCGAAACGATCTAATTAGAATCATGGATGACGCTGATCGCTACATATTTCGTATTGTGAAGGATGTTAACCTGGATGGAGTAGTTGTTGACTCCGATCGAGTAGTTGAAACAAGTATTGGTGAGAAGGTGTATTTCAATAATTGTATATTAGTCTGTCCGGTGGAAAAGAGACTTGATATGGACATTAAGTAATATGTAAGGAAAAGTTGTAAATAAAATAAAATTATATGAGGGGTGGATTATATTCTTAATGAAGGAAAGATATTTGAACAACAAATTAAAGCTTCAGCTAAAAAGCAGGGTGTCTATATGTATCGTATTAAAGATACTTCCCCTATACAGCTTAAAAGAAATGTTAAGGTTAGCCCGAATGTGTTTGATTGTTTTATATTCTCAGATGGTTTTCTTTTCCCAGCGGAACTCAAATCCACTAAGCAGAAAAGTATTTCATGGGATGAAAGGATAATTAAGCAACACCAGATCGACAGTCTTAAAGAAGCTGCTATATACAGTAATATTATACCTGGCTTCATATTTAATTTTAGAGAGCCAGAAGACAATACGTATTTTGTACACATTAATGACTTTCTACTATATAAGGATATTGCCGAGAATGGTAAGGAACACACGTACAAAAGCAAAGTTAACAAGTCATCTATTCCAATTGGAATCTGCAGAGAAATAGGTGTTAAGTTGATTTCAATTAAAGCAAGAACGAAGTATACATATTATATAAATCAAATGTGTAGGGATTTAATTAAGAAATACTCATAAGACAAACTTTGAATTACATAGTGATGAGCAACAAGGAGGGGAATTATTGTTCCAGGTAAAAATTAATGAAGACGAGTTGAAAGCGATCTATTTAGAAACACTTCAGCAGCATATAGAGGAAATCGACAAAGAATGCATCTTTTGGGATTCAAAAGAATTAATGAAACAAACTAAGATGAGTTGGAATACTATTCAGGATAAGTTTTTCTATGACTCGCGTTTTCCTAAGAAAAAGATAGGTGGGAAATGGTACTATCATGGAGAAAAGACTAAACAATTTTTATCTTATTGGTTTGCTGAACAGGACTAAAAAACATGCCCTTAACCCTAGCGGTTGAGGGTTTTTTCAATAGGGTGATTTGACCACCAATTTGACCACATTTTGACCACCAAATGACCACCTGGAAGTAAAAAAGCATGAAATTGTTTGAAAAGCTATTTTTAAGAAACGTTGATTTCATGCGATTTCTCACACCTATTCATATCCCTAAATACCCCAATATATGTTCCGCACGCAAGTACATCCATGGGAACGTTCTCAGTATATGGAGAACTTCTAATCTATTAATCTGTAAACCTCTGATACTATTTGTATCGGAGGTTTTTTCGTTTAGTTGTTTTTATTTCAGTTTCTAACGCTAACGGCTTCAAACATTACACTTCGCATAAGAAGTCGGGCAGAATAACATAATTTTTATGTAGTACAGAATTAATAGGTGACGATAGGAAAATTATGGGTTATGCTATTGTAGCAGGAATTACCGGCTTTCGAACAGATGCCACTGCTCTAGATATCTAGAGGATAGAGAAGGTTGACTGGCAGGAGGAATTTAATAATTGATTACGGATATTATGTGGGAAATCGAATTTTTAATAGACAGAGTATTATATCTTGGAGCAATACCTGCAATTATTTATGCATTATATTTGCTGCAAAAGATTTCAAAAAAGTAGGCTGCCTAACGAATGGCTCATTCTGAATAAGGAATGGGCTGTTTTGTTTGCTTGAATATAACAACTGAAAGTTATAATTTGATTAATTTCTTGTGAAGTATTCATACAAATGGTGTGTGTAATGTGCTTCGGTAATTTATGATTAAACAGAAGTATTATGGATTGCAGCCTTTCCTAATCATTGAAATAAGGCGGCCTATTATAAACTGGAATAATTAAAACGCCGTGGACAGCCCTGAGCTCTTACGTACGATAAACCGAAAGGAGCTATATACGAATGGCTAGAGTATCATTAGACACGTTGCTGCGTCGTTCGGAAAGAAATATGGGGAACGGCATGAATCCTATCGTGAAGCAGAGCGCGCTGGAGGTAATTCGGCGGGCATATAAGGAAGGCATCCATGTTCAAATCTCCCAGGGGATGCGGACATATGCAGAGCAGAACAGATTGTATGCGCAAGGCCGGACTGCGCCGGGAAGTATCGTAACAAATGCTAGAGGCGGTCAGTCGAACCATAACTTTGGCCTGGCGGTAGATTTCTTCCTCACTACTTGGGACGGCACGAAAGCCACTTGGACAGTAAATGACAATTGGCGTCGGGCTGCCGCTATCGCTAAAAGTCTCGGCTTTGAATGGGGCGGTGACTGGAGAAGCTTTAAGGATTATCCTCATCTCGAGATGACGGGAGGTCTTTCTACAGCGCAGCTGCGCGCGGGGAGTAGACCAAGTCTGACGGATCGTACTGGCACTGCGACACCGTCTCCTAGCAGTAATGGTGGTAACGGCAGCAGCCCAGCGCCTGGCGGAACGGAATTGGTTAAAACAGCACAAAGATGGGCGAACCAATACAAGGAAGAAGCAAGTTTTCGGGAGCTTGATGTAGATGGATTGAATGGTCCGTTAACAATGGACGCGTTGCTGCGAATTTGCCAGCTGTTCGGTAAGACAGCCATTGATGGCATATGGGGACCAAGAACAAAAGCTTCTGTGCCAGAGCAGAGTATAACCGACCATCAGCCTGGCTGGACACGTTTAATTCAAGCTACACTCGTATGCTTAGGATACAACTTGAACATCGATGGTATTTACGGCACTAACACAAGAGGCGCGATAAGTGCTTACCAGCGCAGCCAAGGTATTGGTGTTGATGGTATTGCTGGTCCAGAAACATTTGAAGAATTCTTTAAAACTGCGTAA